TGACGTGTCACACGCCTAACTCCGCCCTTCCCTGCTTGCCTCGTGCGCCCTGCGCACGCTCACTCACTCGCTCACTCACTCACTCACTCACTCACTCACTCACCTACGCGCGAGGGAACTGGCGACGCGCCCGCGCGGCGCGGGCGGGGAGGGTGCTAGGTGCGGGAACGATGGGCGAAAAAAAGCCCGCCTTTCGGCGGGCTGGAAGGATCGGGGAAGGTTAGAGAATGTCGAGAGTCGCGCGGAATGCTGCGATCAATTTAGTTGCGTCAAATTCTACGGCCTCCTCGGCCTGGACTGCCGCGATTGCGGCATTCAACCACTCGCGCATACCATTGCGCGTGAGCGGAATTACATGCGTGATCGTCGGCGCGTCGGCCTTGGTCTTGGTCTTTTTCTTTTTCCCCCCATACAACCGAGAGACCGCCTTCCGAGCCGCGGCATACGCGCGGAGCACGCGGCTAGCATGGGCATCCCCCGCATCAGCGAGGGCCTTCAATTCACGGACGGATAACATGTCGTCCGGCCCAGAATACAGGGCGCGCAGCGCGTTATAAAACTGCCGCTGGGTTGCCTTTCGATCTTTTGCTGGGACACCGGCAAAGACGCTGCGAACCGCGTCTGCGATGCAATCTGCCGCGTCATCTGCGGCATCAATCGAGACAAGCACGTGCTGCGCTGCGAATTCAAACTTGTTCATTACATTCTCCGCTAAAAGATTAACTAAATGAACTACGTTTACTGCAAGATCGATTCTACCATCATCTATGGAATTGTCAATATGTATTGTGTGACCTGTCACACACCGCCCCGGCACCCTTTTCCGCCCAGAGCCGACCCCACTACCCCGGCACCCCCCAGATTTCAATTACCTCCTGCCCCTGCCTGCCTTGCCCTGTGTTTTGCACGAACAACACCACATTTCCTCCACTCCGACACCCCCTTACCCCCGCACCCCTAAGTCCACATAATCACCATGGTCTTTACCCCACCCCCTCTTTATAGAAACACCCCCCTTTGGGACTCCTAACCTCCTGCTCTTGCCCTTTGTAACACCCCCCTTTGGGACTCCTAACCTCCTGCTCTTGCCTTTCGTACCTCCTCCGTGCTATATACCGCCGCATGATGATTATTCCTGAAGACGCCGCGCCCTTTGGCAGTGTGGATGTCGCTGATTTGTCGGTACTTGAGCGCGCGCGGTTGGCGTGCCACACGGCGAAACTTCTTAATCCAGACGACGACACCCCACCAACTGAGGAAGACAAGGCACTTGCCCGAGAGGCGTTTGAGACAGTTACTACCATTAAGAACAAGTCGCATGTGAATATAGGAGCATTGGCAAACTACCCGAATGCGTCCTTGCGGCATCTGGATGCGATGCTGTCTGAATACGACCATGAGTTGATCAATAGCGCGATGCGTATCCGGGAGTTCACGAAAAATCGATTGTTGCTTGAAGCAGACAACCCGGATGGAAAGATCCGTATCCGGGCGTTAGAGTTGCTAGGCAAGATTAAGGACGTCGGATTGTTCACAGACCGCATCGAGATTACGCACAAGGCGAAAACCGACGAAGAGTTGGCTACGGAGTTGTACAACAAGCTCGAAAAGTTTATGGGCACCGCGCAGGTTATATCCGACGTCGAGCCAATTACAGAAGCGTTGCAGCTATCCGTAGAACCCGAAGTGCAAAAAGAGCGGCAACTCTACGGGCTGCTCAATCAGTTGGAAGCCTAGCCTCATGCTGGATCCAAAAGCGCTTAAATTTTTGCGAAACAACCTGCACAAACTAACCCCCCAGCAAAAAGAAGACGTTCTAGCCCTTTTGGCTGAATTAGAGTCGCGCGACCGCGTAAAAAGGGCAAAAACGTCCCTTTTGGATTTTGTGACCTTCATAGAGCCTGACTATAAGATCGGTGCCCATCACCGGCGGCTCGCGTCCCTGTTGGAAAACCTAGCAAACGGCGAAAAAGATCGAGTTGCGGTCAACATCGCACCTCGTTTTGGCAAGTCGCACCTCGTTTCGTACTATTTTCCTGCATGGTTTTTAGGTAATCACCCCGATCAGAAGGTCATGATGGTGTCACACACGGCGGATTTAGCCGTGGATTTTGGCCGAAAAGTGCGAAATTTGATCGCAAGTGAGCGATATCAGGTGATTTTTGGGGGTAAAGACGGGGTAGAACTCTCGCAAGACTCGAAAAGCGCGGGTCGGTGGCATACGAACCACGGAGGGGAGTATTTTGCGGTGGGTGTGGGGGGTGCAATTGCGGGGCGGGGTGCAGATCTGCTGCTAATTGACGATCCACATAATGAACAAGACATCATCAACGGCAATCTGGACGTTTTTGACAAGGCATATGAGTGGTTTACGACCGGTGCGCGTACCCGTCTGATGCCGGGGGGCCGTGTAGCCATCGTGCAGACCCGGTGGGCGTTAAATGACCTTACTGGGCGTGTGGTTAAAGACATGGTGATGAACGACCGTGCGGATCAATACGAGGTCGTGGAGTTTCCTGCGGTCATGGAAGTGGAAGAAGAAGTAGAAGTTGAAGACCCGGAGAATCCGGGAAGCACAGTAAAGACGGTACAGATCGTCCAGAAGTCTCTCTGGCCGGAGCAATGGTCGCTAGAAGCGCTTCTAAGGACCAAGGAGTCGATGCCTGCGTACCAGTGGTCTGCGCAGTACCAGCAGAATCCGACGTCCGAGGAAGGCGCTATCGTCAAACGAGAATGGTGGCGAGAGTGGCGGGAAGAGCAGCCTCCACGGTGCAACTTTATTATTCAGTCTTGGGATACGGCGTTTGAGAAGACTACGCGCTCGGACTTCAGTGCGTGCACGACGTGGGGGGTGTGGTGGCCCGAGCGCGAGCCGAACGAGCCAACGACGGGGTCTGCCAATATCATACTGCTCGACTCATTCAAGGACCGGATGGAGTTTCCGGAGTTGAAGCAAATTGCCTTGCAGCATTACCGCACGTGGGAAGCGACGGGGATCCCGGTAAGTCTGATCGTTGAGAAAAAGGCTTCTGGTGCGCCTCTTATTTATGAGCTTCGTGCGATGGGGATACCGGCGCAGGAATATACGCCAAGCAAAGGGCACGATAAAATCAGTAGGTTAAACTCTGTTGCTGACTTATTCAGGTCGGGAATGGTGTGGGCTCCGCAGACGCGGTGGGCCGAGGAGTTGGCGGATGAGATTGCGGCGTTCCCTGCGGGGGAGCATGACGACTTGGTGGATGCAACGACACTCGCACTTATGAGATTCAGACAGGGTGGGTTTGTGCGGCTCCCAAGCGATGAGCCCGATCCGATCCGCTATTTTAAGTCCCGGCGTTCTGCGGGGTACTATTGATGGCGACGCAAAAATTCATGGGGCGCGGGCAGCTTATTGACCGCTTGGCGGCTCAGGTAGGTAGTCGAGAGTCCGCGATTAAGATCCTGCAAGAACGTGGGCACCTTAAAGCCGACGGTAAGACTTTTACGGTGCAAGGGCAGCGGCGTAACGCCATGACGGCAGAAGAACGCGCAAAAGATAGAGCCGCAAAACGCTCAGGAAACCCCAAATCGCAGTACACCTATGACCCCCGGACTAACCGGGCGACGTTAAGGAAATAATTATGGCAATCGAGAAAGCACTGTACGAAGCCCCGGTAGGGTTGAGCGCGCTTGCGGGTGAGCCGGATCTTGAGATCGAGATTGTCGATCCGCAGGAAGTTACTATTGGCATGGGAGACGTTGAGATCACGCTTTCCCCGGACGGCGCAGATGAAGATTTTGAAGAGAATCTTGCCGAAGATATGGATGAGCGAGTGTTGGCAACGCTCGCTGGCGAGCTTCTGGGGGAAGTGGACGCGGATATCCGCAGCCGCAAGGACTGGATCGATCTATATGTCAAAGGGTTGAAGCTGCTTGGGGTCAAGCCCGAGGAGCGTACAGAGCCGTGGCCCGGGGCGTGTGGGGTCTTCCATCCGCTGCTTATCGAGAGCGCGGTTAAGTTTCAGTCTGAAACGATGATGGAGACATTCCCTGCGGCGGGGCCGGTCAAGACGCAGATCGTTGGCAAGGACACCAAAGAGAAAGAAGAAGCCGCGACGCGCGTCAAGGAGGATATGAACTACGAGCTAACGGAGCGGATGGTGGAGTACCGCTCTGAACACGAGCGGATGCTGTTTAGCCTGTGTCTTGCCGGGAATGCCTTCAAGAAAGTTTACTTCGACCCCGCGTTGGAGCGTCAGGTAGCCATTTTTGTCCCTAGCGAAGACGTCATCGTGCCCTATGGGGCGTCTAATCTCGACACCGCGCCGCGTGTTACGCACTTGATGCGCAAGACCAAGAACGAGCTACGCAAGCTGCAAGTATCCGGGTTCTACCGGGATGTAGAGTTGGGCGAACCGGTGCGGGTCGTGGACTCGGTGGAGAGGCAGAAAGCGACGGAACAAGGGTTCTCGCTGGAGGTAGATAATCGGTTTCAAGTGTATGAGATCCACGCGGAGATTGACCCCGAGGGGGCCGGGTTCAAGGATAAGTACGCCAAGGACACCAACGGGGTTGCGGTCCCGTATGTCATAACTGTCGAGCGGGGTACGCAGAACATCCTCGCTATTCGCCGCAACTGGAGGCCGGATGACGCCACCCGGCTAAAGCGCCAGCATTTCGTGCATTACCCCTACGTGCCCGGGTTCGGGTTCTATGCGTTTGGTCTAGTCCATTTGATCGGTGGGCACGTGCAGGCGGCGACGTCTCTCATTCGTCAGCTTGTTGATGCCGGTACGCTGGCAAACCTTCCGGGCGGCTTTAAGTCTCGGGGGCTGCGTGTCAAGGGTGATGACACACCCATCGCGCCGGGGGAGTTCCGGGATGTGGACGTCCCGAGTGGGTCCATACGCGACAACATCCTGCCGCTGCCGTACAAAGAGCCTAGTCAGTCGCTCATCATGCTGCTGGATAAGATTGTGGCAGATGCGCAGCGGTTTGCTGCGACGGCGGATATGAAGGTATCGGATATGTCGGCCCAATCGCCTGTGGGTACGACATTGGCAATCCTTGAGCGCATGCTCAAGGTCATGAGTGCCGTGCAAGCACGGATCCACTATGCGATGAAGCAGGAGTTCAAGCTCCTGCGCGACATCATCCGGGATAACCGCGAGGACGCGTATTCGTACGAGCCGGAGAGTGGGGACAAAAAAGCCAAGCAGTCCGACTATGACATGGTGGAGGTTATCCCCGTGTCGGACCCCAATGCGGCAACGATGTCGCAGAAGGTCGTGCAGTACCAAGCTGTGTTGCAGTTGGCGCAGAGTGCGCCGCAGTTGTACGACCTGAAGCTCCTCCATCGGCAAATGTTGGAGGTCTTGGGCATCAAGAACGCGGCAAAGTTGGTACCCACTGATGACGATATGAAGCCGGTGGATCCTGTGACGGAGAACATGAACATCCTCATGGGTAAGCCTGTGAAGGCGTTCCAGTATCAAGATCACGAGGCCCATATTCAGGTGCACATGGCGGCGGTACAAGACCCGAAGATTGCGCAGGTTATGGGGCAAAACCCCATGGCGCAGACCATCATGGCGGCGGCTGCGGCGCATATTACAGAACACGTCGCACATGCATATCGGCGGGAAATCGAGAAGCAGTTGGGTAGCCCGCTGCCGGATATGAAGGACACGCTGCCCCCTGAGCTTGAAGTCCAAGTATCCCAGCTTGCCGCACAGGCTGCTGCACGGCTACTCCAGAAAGACCAAGCGGAAGCTGCAATGCAGCAGGCTCAACAGCAGATGCAAGACCCGCTTGTGCAGATGCAGCAAAAAGAGTTGGCGATCCGTGAGAAGGAAGCTGCGACTAAGGAGAAGAAAGTCATCGTCGACGCCGCTGCCCGGGCAGATGAGATTAAGTTGCGGGAGAAGGAAGTCCTTATTAGGGCTGCATCAGAGGCCGATAAGGGGGCGCGTGAGGAGATCCTTAACGGGCTGAAGATCGGCGTGGATATTGCCAAAGCACATAGCCAACCTAAATCCAAACCTAAAGGCGACTAATGGACGCTATTGAACTGCTCCTTAGTAAGAATGCTGATGAGCGCAAACGCAAAACTGAGTTTTTAGTGGCGGGGACCGCTAAAGACTACGCAGAGTACCGACACATCTGTGGGGTTATTCGAGGTCTTGACCTTGCAGATGAACATCTCCACGACCTCGCAAAAAGGATGAATGACGATGACGGCGATGACAGCCCTTGAGCAGAAATGGGCGCAGGAGGAAGTTGAAGCAGCAGAAAAGGCGAAGCAATTGCCTGATCCAGCGGGGTATCACATTCTATGTGCTGTGCCCGAGATAGAACGCAAGTACGAAAGCGGACTAATTAAGGCGGATACCACCGTGCATTATGAGGAAATCCTCACCACGGTATTGTTCGTCATAAAACTCGGCCCAGACGCATATAAAGACACTGCTAAATTCCCTACAGGTCCGTGGTGTAAAGAAGGCGATTTCATTATCGTCCGATCCAATTCGGGTACTCGATTGGATATCCATGGCAAGGAATTCCGGATCATCAATGATGATACGGTGGAAGCAGTTGTTCAAGATCCGCGGGGAATCAGGAGAAAATAATGAATCAAGAAGCCTTTAAGTTTCCGGACGAGCAAATCGTTCATCAAAAGCAAGATGACGCGCCCTTGGCAGAGGTCGAAGTCGAAATTGTTGACGACACTCCCGTGCAAGATCGTGGGCGGGAACCGCTACCCAAGGAAATCGTCAAGGAGTTGGAAGATGATGACTTGGAGGAGTATTCTGACAAGGTAAAGAAACGTCTGTCCCAGATGAAAAAAGTCTGGCATGACGAGCGTCGGGAGAAGGAAGCCGCTCGACGAGAGGCGGACGAAGCGTTTCGGCTTGCTCAGGTGCGAGAGCAGGAGATCCGTACTCTACGGGACCGCGTAGGTCAGCGGGAAAAGACCTATAACGAGGATATGGCTAAGGCGTTTGGGAATGAAATCCTTAACGCTAAAAACAAGCTTAAGCAGGCGTATGAATCAGGAGATCCGTCGGAAATTGCAGATGCTCAGGAAGCCCTGACAGATGCAAAAATCCGCCTTAAAGAACTTGAATACAGAAAACCCACTTTACAATCTGATGAAAATACTGTAGAAAGCATCCAACAGTACACAAGCCAACCACAGCAAGGTGTTGACCCCAAGGCAGAAACTTGGCGTCGTAACAATACGTGGTTCGGAGTCGATGACGAAATGACTTCCTTGGCGCTTGGGCTGCATTCGAAGCTCGTCAAGTCGGGCGTGGACCCGCGTAGTGATGATTACTACCGGCAGCTTGACAACTCACTTCGGAAGCGATTTCCGGAGTACTTTACCAGCGAGGGTGTAGACCCTCCTGCCGAAACGAAGCCTGAAAAGGCACGCAAACCCGCTACTGTTGTAGCTCCTGTAACACGGAGCACCGCGCCAACGAAAGTTCGCCTAACGCAAACTCAGTTGGGGCTGGCTAAGAAATTGGGCCTTACCCCCGAACAGTATGCTAAAGAACTGATCAAACTGGAGACGCAAAATGGGTGAATCTAATCGTGCATCGCGGGATTTGGGGGATCGTGAATACGCCAAGCGCAAAAACGCATGGACACCCCCGCAACTGTTGCCGTCACCTACGCCCCAACCGGGGTGGACGTTTCGGTGGATACGGACGAGTATTCTAGGGCAGCTTGATCCAACGAATGCGTCTGCAAAGTTTCGTGAGGGGTGGGTTCCGACGAAAGCCGAAGACCATCCTGAAATAATGATGATCGCTGATCCGACGAGCAAGTTTCCCGGCTCTATCGAGATTGGGGGTCTGGTGCTGTGTAAAGCCCCGACTGAGATGGTGGAAGCGCGCAAGGAGTGGTTCGATGCGCAGACTCAATCGCAGGTGGAGGCGGTGGACAGCAATTTTATGCGGACCAACGACGCCCGTATGCCTCTTTTCTCGGAGAAGCGTTCGGGGATCACGTTTGGTCGAGGTAATAAATAATCTAGGAGCTAAATCATGGCTTATCCTACCGTTTCAAACCCGTACGGCTTTAAGCCGGTTAACCTGTTGGGGGGCCAAGTGTTTGCTGGTTCGACTCGACAGTTGCCGATTGCTTCGGGGCATGCTACGGCGATCTACTACGGCGACGTAGTTATCATGTCGTCCAACGGATGCGTGAATAACGCCACTCTGACGGCGACTACCGTGAACGTTCTGGGCATCTTCCAAGGCTGCTCGTACACGAACACGCAAGGTCAGCGGGTCTTCTCGCAGTACTACCCGGCAAATACGACGGGTACGCCTGACACGGCGGATGCGATTGTTGCTTATATCGCGGACGACCCTGATCTAGTGATGAAGACGGCTATTGTTTCGGGTACGACGGTTGTGGCGCAAGCTACCCGGGCGAATCTGGTGGGCGGTACGATTTCTCTTGTCGCTAACACCGGATCTACGACTACGGGCGACAGCGCGCAAGCGGTGCTTAACTCGGCGGGTACAACTACGACCTGTCCGTTTAAGATCATCGACGTTGTTCCGGATACTTCGCCTGCGGCGGGGTCGTTTGTCGAGGTTCTCGTCACTTGGAACCAAGGCGTCCATCAATACCGCAGCAACGGCGGCGTCTAATAGGGAGCTAAACCATGGCAATTTCACGCGCGCAACTACTGAAGGAACTGCTCCCCGGACTGAACGCCCTGTTCGGCATGGAGTACGCCCGCTACGGAGAAGAGCACAAGGAGATTTTCGAAACCGAAACCTCCGAGCGTTCGTTCGAAGAGGAAACCAAGCTGTCCGGTTTCTCTGCGGCTCCGGTGAAAAACGAAGGCCAAGCCATTGACTACGACAATGCGCAAGAAGCTTGGACCGCTCGTTACAACCACCAAACCATCGCCCTCGGGTTCTCGGTCACTGAAGAAGCGATTGAGGACAACCTGTACGACTCGCTGTCGTCCCGGTACACGAAGGCGCTTGCTCGTGCGATGGCTTACACGAAGCAGGTCAAGGCTGCCTCGGTGCTCAATAACGCTTTCCAAGCCACCGGATACAACGGTGGGGACAACGTTAGCCTGTGTAATACGAGCCACCCTCTGGTGTCTGGTGGTACCAACAGCAACACGTTCTCGACCCAAGCTGACCTGAATGAAACGTCGCTGGAAGCAGCGGTGATTCAAATTGCGGGTTGGACGGACGAGCGTGGCCTGCTGATCGCTGCCAAGCCCCGGAAGCTGGTAGTTCCCCCCGCCCTGATGTTCGTGGCGACCCGTCTGTTGGAAACCGAACTTCGTGTCGGTACCACCAACAACGACGTCAATGCGATCAAGTCGATGGGGTCTATCCCGGAAGGCTATCGTGTCAACCACTTCTTGACCGATACCAACGCGTGGTTCCTCTGCACTGACGTGCCCAACGGTCTGAAGCACTTTGTCCGTGTTCCGCTGCAAAACTCCATGGACGGAGACTTCGACACCGGGAACGTACGTTACAAGAGCCGCGAGCGTTATTCGTTTGGCTGGTCTGATCCGCTGGGTATCTTTGGTTCCAGCGGTTCTAGCTGATGTAGTTTAAGCAGCGCAAACGCCCCCTTCTGGGGGCGTTTGTTTTTATTGCCACCGTTCTTACTTCGTGTTATAAGATCTCTGTATCTGGGGATTTACCTATATCGACTGTCCCAGCAGACCTAGTAGGGACGATATGGGGAGTGCTACTACACGAAAGGTTTATCATGGCTCAATCTACTTTTGATGGTCCGATTCGTTCGCTTGGCGGTATTTTCCAGCAGGGCGCGGGTTCAGTTATTACGATCACTGCCAGCGCGACGCTCAATCCCACGGACCACGGGGGGCGTATTCTTGCTGTTGGAGGGTCGCTGGCTGCAAACGTTGTCCTGACGCTGCCGACGATCAACACGACCGCTAGCTCGGCTTCGGCGGGGCCGGGGTATGACCCGAACACCCCTAATAACCTCGGTGTGACGTATACCATTTGGGTGCCGACGACGATTAGCACTTCGTCGCTCAAGATCGGTACGGACGGTACGGACAAGTATGTTGGGTATGTCCTGTCTATCGATAGTGACACGACTGATGCGACTCGTGGTTTTGGTGCGGCTGCGACGAATGATTTCATCAATTTCAATGGCTCCACGACGGGTGGAATAGCCGGTACTTGGGTGCAGATTGTCGCGCTTGCCGCCCTCAAGTACATGGTGACTGGGGTAGCCGTGGGGTCTGGCACGGTCGCTACACCGTTTGCGGACAGCTAATAGTTGGTTCTCGGGGGCTTCGGCCCCCTGTACCTTCTTTGGAGAACAGCTATGTCTATGCAAACTGACGTACTCGCCAGTGTGCCGCTTACTGCGAGCGGCGCTTTTACCGACCAAGCGACTAACGCTATCCAGCGTACTCGCGTCAAATCCATCTACATTGTCCCTTCGGGTACTGCCGGGTCACTTGTAATCAAGGACGGCGGGGCTTCGGGTACGACGCTTTTGACCATCGATACAGTGGCGTCTGCAACGCAGCCAACTTACTTGCTGCTTCCCGGTGAAGGGGTTTTGGCGCGTACGTCGGTATACGGTGTGGTCACTAATTTGGGTTCCGCGACTATTTTCTACGGGTGACCTGTGCAAAATCAAAAAGGTTACGATCTCGCTGGTAAAAAGTTGATGATCGGGCTACCTGCGTACGACCATAAAGTCGGCGTAAAAATGGCGATTTCGCTGATGCGGTTTGCCCAAATGGCGTTGGAATACGGCGTTACGATTCAAGTTAGCAGCATTTGCGGCTGCTCGGTGGTTACCCGTGCGCGGAATATGATCGCTGATGAGTTCATGAAGTCTGATTGCGATCACTTGCTCTTTATCGACGCAGATATGTCGTTCCAACCGGAGTCAATTATCCGGCTGCTTGCGTTTGGGCAAGAAAAACCTATCGTTGCCGGGGCTTACGAAGCGCGTAAGGCAGGTAAAGTTTACATCCTTACGCTTGACCACGACAAGGATGGCAACGTCATCATGGATCCCATGGGGCTTGTAAAGGCACGCCGGGTAGCGACTGGGTTCATGATGATCCAGCGGCAGGTATTTGAAACCCTAGCAAGGCTACACCCTGAGTGGTACCACAAGGACGTCAATTCGGACAACATGCTGTATAGCTTCTTTGACTTTCTTGTCACCCCGGAAGGCTACGTTGGCGAAGACTTTTTGTTCTGCCAACGCGCGATTGATGCGGGGTATACATGCTGGATTGACCCGACGATCAAGCTAGGCCACATGGGCATTCATGAGTACGAGAGCGACTTCGGCAATGACGTTCTATATCCTCGGCTTCAAGCTACACAAGAACCCGAATTAAAGGTTGCATATGGCTAAGTCCCCAGCATGGCAACGCAAAGAAGGCAAAAGTCCCTCTGGTGGTTTGAATGCCAAGGGGAGAGCTTCTTACAATCGGGCGAACCCCGGCAAGCCGGGGCTGAAAGCCCCACAACCCGAAGGTGGTCCGCGTCGAGATTCTTTTTGCGCCCGGATGGAAGGGATGAAGAAGAAACTGACGAGCAAGAAGACCGCCAGCGATCCGAATAGTCGGATAAATAAAAGTCTTAGGGCGTGGAACTGCTGACATGGCAACGATCCCCGACCATGCAAAAGCCGCTTTTGACGTCACTTCTGTCTTCGCGGCTTTTGGCGCATTTTTCGAGTATTTACCCACCGCCGCTGCGCTATTCAGCCTTATCTGGACCGGACTGCGGATTGCGGAAATGGTTTCTGGCAAACCGTTTCATGAACTGATCAAAAGGAAACAAAATGGCTGACAATAAAAAAGCGCCTCCGCCGCGACTCGTGTCTCAGCGCACGCCCCCGCTCGATTTGACACCTTCGCAACTTGAAGCATGGGAAGCCGCGAGGGACAAAATGGTTAGAGAAGAAGAAACAAAACGTGGCGGCGCACCTACACCGGATAAACCGGGAAGACTTTTTAGACGAGGCGGCTCCGTAGGCTCTGCGTCCCGTCGTGCGGACGGCATTGCTCAACGTGGTAAGACGAAAGGGCGGTTTGTATAATGCCGTCAAAATCTCCAGCGCAACACCGGCTTATGACGGCTGTCGCTAACAACCCAAAGTTTGCCGAAAAGGTTGGTATTCCGCAGACGGTTGGGAAAGAATTCGCTTCGGCGGATAAACGTAGTAGCGGGTATAGCACCAAGGCGATGATTAACCGCCCAGATACCCGGCATGGTAGCATCGATATGCCGTATACAGGCGTCCTTAGTCATGTAGGAAAGAGGCAGGGAGGTGCAGTGATGCGTTCAAAGCGTGATATCGCCGTCGATCAAATAAGCATGGCTCCTTTTAGGAAAGGAAACGCTGTGAAAGAACCTAAAGCAATGATGAAGAAAGAGATCGCCTTCATGCAAAAGAAGGGCGCCCCGAAGTCGATGCTTGCACACGAGAAGCGGGAAGCTCGTGAGGCGGGTTACGCCCGTGGGGGTGGCATTGAGCGCCGGGGCAAGACTAAGGGTACGATGATTAAGATGAACCGTGGTGGACGGGCGTGCTAAGTGCGACCTTCGCGCGGTATGGGTGCAATACGCCCAAGTAAAGTACCAAAGCCCCGCAGGGTTGTGAAGCGAGATGGGCCACAGCCCGTCTCGCTGTTTAGCAAGGGGGGTATAAGCCGCGTCAATCAAGCAGGCAACTACACCAAACCCGGGATGCGGGAGTCGCTGTTTAGGAGCATTAAGTCCCGGGCAGTGCAGGGTACCAAAGCAGGACAATGGAGTGCCCGTAAGGCGCAACTGTTGGCGAAGCAGTATAAAGCCAAGGGCGGGGGCTACCGCGATTGAAAGCCCCCCAACAAAGCCTGAAGGCATGGACGCAGCAGCGTTGGACAACCAAGTCAGGGAAGCCCTCCAGCAAAACCGGGGAGCGGTATCTGCCCGAGGCCGCTATCAAGTCCCTGAGTCCCGCTGAATATGCCGCCACCACCCGAGCTAAGCGAGCGGGTACGAGGGTTGGAAAACAGTTTGTTGCCCAGCCCAAGAGCATCGCCAAGAAGACTGCGAGGTTCCGATAATGGTTGCGAAAACGACGGCAACGACGGATTTCAACCTTGACCTTAATGCGTTGGTTGAGGAAGCGTTTGAGCGCTGTGGCGCGGAACTTCGTTCTGGCTATGATTTCCGTACGGCGCGTCGTTCTCTGAACCTGCTAACCATTGAGTGGGCGAACAGAGGAATCAATCTCTGGACGATTGAGCAAGGCTCTCAGGTGCTGACCTACAACGAGTCTACTTATGATATCCCGGTCGACACCATCGACCTGTTGGATCACGTCATTCGCACGGGTACGGGCGCGAACCAGATCGATATCAATATCTCTCGTATTTCGGTAAGTACCTACGCAACGATCCCTAACAAGAACGCCACGGGGCGCCCGATCCAAGTGTGGTTCCAGCGCAAGACCGGCGCGACGGACGCAGCCAGTGTTGTACAGTACCCCCAGATCCACGTTTGGCCTAAGCCGGATAGTTCGCAAACTTATACGTTCGTTTACTGGCGGCTGCGTCGGATATTGGATGCGGGTAACGGTATCAACGGCCAAGATATTCCCTTCCGCTTCCTGCCCTGCATGGTTTCGGGGCTAGCGTACTATCTGGCGCAAAAGATCCCCGGGGTTGACCCCAACCGCCGTGCGGAACTCAAGATGGACTACGAGCAGCAGTTCCAGCTTGCAGCCGATGAGGATCGGGAAAAAGCCCCGGTACGGTTCGTGCCCCGCCAGATGTTCCTCGGTGCGTAGGTGTTACGATGCCTAATCGGTTCGCGTCTGGTAAATACGCAATCGCGGAATGCGATAGGTGCGGGTTTCGGTATAAGCTAACCCAGCTTAAAGCCCTTGTCGTCAAGACAAAAAATGTGAACATCATGGTCTGCCCCACCTGTTGGGATCCAGATCATCCTCAGTTGCAGCTTGGTATGTACCCTGTGGATGACCCGCAGGCAGTGCGCAACCCCCGCCCCGATGTAAGTTATACTACGTCCGGTACGACTGGGTTGCAGATACAGTCGGAAGGTACTGGACCTTTGGCAGTAGGGTACCCCGGGGCAGGGAGCCGAATTATTCAGTGGGGGTGGGCTCCTGTCGGAGGGGCGGCTGCGGATGACGCTGGGTTGACCCCTAATAACCTAGCTTTGACCATAAGCATTGGCGCGGTTACGGTAGTTACTACCTAGGAGATTGAAATGAATGAGAAACAAGTCAAGCAAATTGCTGATAAAGAAGTTCGCGTGCATGAAAAGCGTATGCATGGCATGAAAAAGGGTGGCGTAACCAGCATGGAGGCCAAAAAGTATGGCCGTAATGTGGCGCGGGCTATGAACCAAAGGAGCAAATAATGGCTCAGGAATTTAAGTTCTTTGATGTGGGTACTGACCGTCCAATTGGTAAGTACACTCAACCGAAGCCCAATACGCATAAACCCGGTAACCAAGCCGACACTGGATACCCGCAAACCGATATCAAGACGGACGGGATTCAGATGCGTGGGTTTGGGGCAGCAACCAAAGGTAAAATGTGCCGCGGTCCAATGGCATAACAGGAAGCAATTGTGAATTACACTACCCTGTTCAATACGATTAAGGCGTATGTGGAGTCGGATTTCCCGTCTACGTCGTTTACTGGTACGGACAATAGCAGCACTGCGGTTGTTACAAGTTCGGATCAAATCAACACGTTTATTGAGCAGGCTGAACTTCGTATTTACAACACGATTCAGTTTCCTTCGCTACGAAAAAATGTTACTGGCACAACCTATGGGGGCAATAAATATCTCTCTTGCCCTATAGACTTTCTGTCTGTGTACTCGATGGCAGTAATTGACGGGGATGGGGTGTATCATTATTTGTTGAACAAAGACGTTAGCTATCTGCGGGAAGCATTTCCAACGAATAGTGCTGGGGATCAAGATGTGCCGCAGTACTATGCGATCTTTGGGCCAACCACTACGGATGCCGAACCCCCCGCAATCACTACAGAACTGTCGTTTATCCTAGCCCCCACCCCAGATACCGCCTACACAATAGAGTTGCATTATTACTACTACCCAGAAAGCATAACTACGGCGGCTAGCGGGCAGACTTGGCTTGGAGATAACTACGACGCTGCGTTGCTTTACGGGGCGCTCGTTGAGGCGTGTACGTTCCTGAAGGGCGAACCGGATATGATGGCAAGATACGATGCTAAATATCAGGAATCGCTTGGACAAGCAAAACGTCTGGGTGATGGGCTAGAGCGTCAGGATGCGTACCGGTCCGGGCAGTACCGCCAAGGGGTGAACTAATGCCTTTCACAGGTAATTACGCAACCAATACCTATAAAAATGGGCTCAATACAGGGACTTTTGACCTAAGTGCGAGCACCACACAGGTGTTTAAGATAGCGCTGTACACGAATGCCGCAACGCTGGATTACACCACTACGACGTATACTGCTACTGGGGAAGTAGCAGATACGGGGTACACCGCTGGGGGTGAGATTTTAGTAGTAACCCAAGTTCCCACCGTGGGGGCCAGCGGTACAATTTCGTATTATTCATTTGCCAATGCGTCTTGGGCGGGGGCGATTACGGCACGCGGGGCTTTGATATATAAGTACGACGGAATAAGCAATCCCGCGATGTTGGTGCTGGATTTCGGGAGCAATAAGACGTCTACTACGACGTTTACTGTGCAGTTCCCTGCGGCAACTAATACAACTGCGCTTGTTCGTATTTCTTAGGAGTACCCTAAATGGAAGTAAAAAGTGTAGGTAAGGATAGTGTGCTGGCGGGGCTATCGTGCGGTACGCATCCTCATGACGCCGCACGGGCTTTTGGTAAATTCAAAATTCAGTGCCTCGATAAAGACGGTAACCTTAAATGGGAAGCCGAGGAGCATAATCTGGTTGTTAACGTCGGGCTGCAATATATGTGTGGCACGGCTTTGACCAGTGTTGCCCAAATTACGACGTGGTATCTAGGGTTGTACGGGGCAGGCGCATCTAATACCCCGGCGGCGGGGGATACGATGTCCTCACATGCGGGGTGGACAGAGGTTACGCCCTATAGCAACGCGACCCGCCCAACGTGTACGTTTGCAACTGCGACAACTGCGAATCCCTCGGTAGCCACTAATAGTGCCTCTACGGCTTCGTTTACCATCAACGCTTCCTCCACAGTCGGCGGGGCCTTTTTGGTTTCAAATAGCACTAAGGGGGGCTCAACCGGTACGCTCTTTTCGGCAGCGGATTTCTCTTCTCCGGGGGATCGTAGCGTGGTGTCTGGGGACACTTTGAACGTTACTTATACGTTTAGTTTGTCGGGTTGATAGGTAGCTTATGAAAATCAACTTCGAATTTCAAACTCCTCACGGCAAGTTTGCTGACGCTCTGCATCTGCCAGACGACCATACGTTTTCGGATGCAGAGATTGAGGCAATGAAGGAGCAGCGGCGGGACAATTGGATCGCGGCGGTGACTACCCCACCGGTCGAGGATACGTCTCCGGAAACTATTGAAATTGGGGGTGTGAAGTACGTGAAGGTTAAGGAGTAACTGTGGCGGATCGCTACTGGGTTGGCGGCAGCGGAAGCTGGAACTCAACGACAAAGTGGGCGACATCTTCCGGCGGGGCGTCGGGTGCATCTGTGCCGACCTCAACCGATAATGCTATTTTTGACGCTAATTCTGGTTCGGGGGCGGTACATTATACGGTTACGGTAACCGCAAGTTCTACTTGTGCAAATCTAACGTTTACCCCTGTTGCAGCAAACGGAGTAACCCAGTTTGTAGTTGATACCGGTTTTGTAATCGCTGGCACGTTCTCAACAAGCGGTACACAAGGAAATCGTCGAGCGTGGTTTTATTCGTCAACCTATGGTCTTTTGCGCGACATGCAAATTGCCACCATTGGAACTGTAACCGACGTAGACTTTAGAGACATTAGGGTTACAGGAGCAGGCGGGACGCTATCAGGCACTCGCCTTGGGGATCTGAAGGGGTGTAGTGGAATTACGTTCGATGCGCCAAAGACGGTGTATTGGAACCTTGCTGCTGGCGGCAACTGGTCGGCTACTGCGTGGGCTGCTACATCTGGCGGGGCTGTAAGCACTAATAATTTCCCCTTAGCGCAAGACACCGCGATTATTGAAAATACAGGGCTGAACACTAGCGCAACAGTAACTTGGGATAATGTAATTACGTACTCAGGTACGCTTGATATGTCCACTCGTAGTAATGCTATGACATTCGCTACGGGGACAACGACACCTACAATTTATGGCGATTGGAAAAACGGTGCTGGCGTTACCTTTACCGGAACCGGCATTATTACTTTTAGTGGACGTAATACGCAGACTATTACTTCTTCTGGAAAAACATTTACCCAACCTCTTACAGTTGATTCCTATGGGGGTACTGTTCAACTTGCTGATGCTTTGAACATTGGCGCAACCACTCTCACCGTCACCAACGGTACGTTTAGTACGCAGAACTTTAACGTCACGGCGGGAGTGCTGTCTTCTAGTAACTCCAATGTGCGTGCAATCCAGCTTGGCAGTAGCACGGTTACATTAAGTGTAACAGGAGCGGTTTCGTTTACCACATCAACAAACCTTACTCTTAACGCTGGAACATCACAAATAACTCTCACGGACCCTGCGCCAACATTTGCGGGTGGGACAGGACTTACCTTTTATAACTTAACTTTTTCAGGAATCGGCGCTGGGAGTATCGCAACATTTACAGGCACTAGCGTTTTCAATAACGTGTCCGTAACATCCAACGCCTCCGCGGGTTTGGTTATTGTGACTTTTCAAAATAACCAGACTATCGACGGCACCCTTACTGTTGCTGGTGCTTCAGCGGTTCGTCGTATTTTTTTGCGTTCGAACACAATCGGTACAACCCGCACTTTGACGGTCAATAGCCTGTCGGCTGATGATTGCGACTTCCGCGACATCACAATTGCGGGCACTGCGGCTGGCTCATCTCCGACGCGAGCGGGAGATTGCGGGGGTAATTCGGGGGTTACTTTTCCCTCAACTAAAACTGTTTACTGGAATCTTTCCGGTGCGCAAAACTGGAGCGCCACTGGTTGGGCAACGACAAGCGGCGGCTCTCCTGCGCTTAACAACTTTCCGCTAGCCCAAGATACTGCGGTATTTGACAACACCGGTAGCGTAACAGGTACGATTACGATTAACGCTGCATGGAATATTGGTACGTTTGATGCGTCTGCTCGCACCAGCGCAATGACGCTAACGACCAGCACCATTGCGCCATTTATCTACGGTGATTGGAAGTTTGGTACCGGGGTTACATCGTCAAGCACCACGGGTGCTGTTACTTTCGGGAAACGTGGTACACAAACTATTACCAGTAATGGCGTAACTTTTGGGTGCCCAGTAACCATTAACGCCGCTTCAGGTACAACTCAACTTGCAGATGCATTGGCACTTGGATCTACTCGCACACTCACCGTCACTAGCGGTACGTTTGACGCTGTTAGCTACAGCGTGACGACTGGACTATTTACTTTATCTGCGGCTACTGGCACCTTACAAATGGGGTCTGGAACGTGGACGCTGTCTGGTACGGGGGCGGTATGGACAAATACGGGGGGTACTTTTTATAAGAGCACCGCCAACATAGTTTTATCTGATACATCAACTACGGCGCGTACTTTTGCCGGAGGGGGTCGTTCCTACAATAAGCTTACTATAGGAGGAACGACCGGTATATCAACATTGACAATCACGGGCAATAATCAATTCACCGAGCTTGCCTCTACCAAAACCGTTGCCCACACCATTGCTCTTGGCACCACGACACAAACTCTCGGTGCATGGACAGTTACGGGGGCGATAGGTAACGTAGTCACTGTTACGGGGACCGCCACGGTCACCATCGCGGGCGCGCGAGTTACCGGGGTTGACTATCTTGCTCTCGGAACGACCGTAGTTAGCGCTACAAGCCCGGCGGAGTTTTACGCAGGGGCAAATTCTACCGGTGGTACAAATGCTATTTTGACTGCGGCTCCGGCAGGGGTAACGCGGTATTGGGTTGGAGGTTCTGGAACATGGGATGCTACTACGACCTCGCATTGGTCCGCTACATCCGGGGGAGCTACTGGGGCTAGTGTCCCCACCTCCGCAGATGCTGTGGTCTTTGATTCTGCCTCCAACGCTACCGCGTATACAGTGACTTGCACGGCGACCCAACTGCGCTGTGGCTCTCTGACGATCTCTGGCCCTGCATCGGGCAACGTGACTTGGGCGGGGACTGCACCTTTAGCCATTCATGGGGACGTAAGTCTGCCAGCTACTGGGATTACACGCTCGTATACAGGGGGTATTACATTAACTAGCTCGTCAACGGGTAGAACGTTTACTACAAATGGTATAGTTTTAGCAAGCGCAGTTACCGTAAATGGTGTTGGGTGTGGTTGGACACTCGGAAGCGCTATAGATATCGGTTCGTCCGTATTAACGGTTACCAATGGGTCTTTTAGTACAGGCAATTATGCCGTTACTGCGCAGTCTCTATCTTCAGATAACGCACATTCCAGAACTATCACACTTGGGTCTAGTACAGTTACGTTAACATCCACTGCAAATACAGTAACTTTTACATCTTCGTTAAATTTAACATTCTCCGCAGGAACTTCTAGTATCGTATGTAGTGGAGGGGTTACCGGTTTTACTTTTGACGGTGGGGGACAGACGTTCAGTAGTGTATCTTTTTCAGACACAAGCAAAGGAGCACATACGATTGCCGGTGCCAATACTTTCAACAATTTGACCATTGCGGGCCAAACATCGGGGTCAATATTTACGCTTTCGCTATCCAACGATCAAACCATTACAGGTACTTTAACCATCTCTGCGGGTACCAATGCTACAGGAAGAGTTTTCTTCGCATCTGACACTATCGGCACCACCCGTACATTAACCTGCGCGGCGTTTTCGGGTACTGACGTTGATTTTCGAGATATCACCATTGCTGGTGCTGCTGCGCCTGTGTCTGGTACCCGCTTAGGAGATTGCAAGGGTAATAGCGGAATTACTTTTGCCGCAGGGGCTAACAAGTATTGGAACCTTGCAGGTGGGGGGAACTGGTCAGCCACAGGCTGGGCTACGTCAAGTGGAGGCGCAGTCGCGGCTAATAATTTCCCCCTTGCGCAAGATACTTGTTACTTTGAAGCCACTGGGCTAAACAGCGGATCTACAGTTACCGTCAATGCAGCCTACAACATCGGCACTATCGACATGAGTGCCCGTACCAGCAACACGATGACGCTGGCTACAGGTACGACTACTCCAACGATTTACGGCAACTGGATCAACGGTACAGGAACTACGCTGACTGGTACCGGTACGCTGACTTTTGCGGGGCGTGGTTCACAGACGATTACAAGTGTGGGGAGAACTTTTACTCAGCCAATTACTGTGGACACGCCTGGAGGATCGGCTACTCTACAGGACGCCTTTTTAAGTTCTTATACCACGAACGCGGCGCTTCTGATTACTAGCGGAAGTTTTAACGCTAATAATTACAACGTAACACTTTCTTCTGGGGGCGTGTTTTCCAGCAATTCCAACACAAGAACTATTGGAATTGGTTCTGGTTTATGGATTCTTGGAGTGAGCGCGGGGAACGCATGGGGTAGCTCGACATCTACTAACTTAACCGTCACAGGCACAGGCACAATCCGTCTAACTTCCGCTTCTGCTAAAACATTCGCTGGTGGGGGAGCCGCGTACACTAGCATTACCATTGACCAAGGCGGCGCGGGTACATTGACCATTACGGGCAATAATACCCTTGGAAATATCTCAAACAGTTACAGCACTACGGGGGCTACAACTATCGCAATGGGGACCACGACACAGACGGTTTCCCAATTTACGGCTACAGGCACCGTTGGTAACGTACTTACCCTCCAAGGTACGTCAGCGTCTAACCCGTGTACTTTGATCTACACCGGGGCGGGTGACGTGACTGGGCTTGACTACTTAACGATTACTGGGGTTAGGGCGTACCCGCTATGACTTGGTTTGCTGGCGCAAATTCGACGAACAACGGCTCGCTTGGATGGCTATTCGAAGCAAGTGGGCCAATTGTCTACGATGCGTCGGTAACAGAAACTAGCTCCGGCGCGGATGCGATAACAAGCGGTCTTGCGTATCTAAGCAGTGTCATTGAAACTAGTTCCGGCACGGACGTCATTGTTGGCGTTATGAGTGTCTCAGCGTCGGTAAATGAGATAGGTTCCACGCTTGATACTACGGCGGCTCAAGTGGTGTTTGGCGGCACAATATCCGAAACTAGCTCCGGGGCGGACGTTTTATCGGGCGGTCTTTTGTATCTTGGTAGTATTTCGGAGACTGGCTCCGGGACGGATGCGGCAACAGGCGGTCTTGCGTATCTAAGTAGTATTTCGGAGACTGGTTCCGGCGCGGACACCGTACTTACCCAAGTAGCGTTCAATGGGTCGGTGCCGGAATCGGCGGTGGGGGCGGACACTCTTACTACGGCTATCGTTTTTGTAGCAGCTACGACAGATGCAGCAACCGCTACGGATGTTGCTGCAAGCGGGTTTTTATGGAACCTAATTAACGACGCCCAGCCCGGGGAGTGGAGCACTATGAACACCGCGCAAACCTCCGATTGGACTGTAATAAATGATACCGCGCCGACTGTGTGGACAAACATTAAAACGGTAAACTAACCCCATTTTACCTTGCAAGTCATATGGGTAAACCGCTACCATTGACTGATTAGGCTGGGTACTTTTGCGTGGTTTAAGGAGCCCAAATGGCTACGTATAGCACAAACCTGAAATTGACTTTGATAGCTACCGGTGACGAGTCCGGTACGTGGGGTACTACGACAAACACTAATCTAGGTACGCTGCTTGAGCAGGCGATTTCGGGCTACACCACGCAAGCTATTACGGACGGTGCGGATACCACAATTACTATTCCTAACGGCGCGACGGGCGTTGCGCGGAACATGGTTATTGAGTGCACTGGAGCACTTACCGCGGCGCGCAATTTGGTAGTCCCGGCAAGCACAAAGCTTTACTTTATCTATAACAATACGTCGGGCGGATACGCAGTCACTGTCAAAGTCAGCGGGCAAACCGGCGTGTCTGTGCCTAACGGGGCAAAAGTGTTGCTCATGAGCAACGGCACCGACATCGTATCTGCGACTAGCTACGTCGCGTCTTTGACCCTTGGCTCGGCTCTTGCTGCCACCTCCGGGGGTACTGGGTTGGCTAGTTACACCACGGGGGATATTTTGTATGCCTCGTCTGCGTCTGCGCTGTCCAAGCTTGCGGGGGTTGCTGTTGGTAACGCACTAATTTCTGGGGGTGTGGGCACTGCACCTGCGTGGGGGAAAATTAGTCTTACTGGGGCGGTTTCCGGTACTTTGCCCGTGGCGAACGGGGGTACAGGAGTTACGTCGTCTACTGGATCTGGGTCCGTTGTACTTTCAACTTCTCCGACGTTTACAACTCCAAACCTCGGTACCCCTTCTGCGGGGGTTCTAACAAACGCAACGGGGCTTCCTCTGACAACCGGGGTCACCGGCACGCTCCCCGTCGCTAATGGGGGGACTGGAACCGCGTCGTTGACCGCTAACAATGTTTTGTTGGGCAACGGCACCTCTGCGGTTCAGGTTGTAGCCCCCGGCACAGCCGGTAATGTTCTGACTTCAACTGGTACAACATGGGCTTCAACAGCCCCCGCATCGGCGGTAACGTCAGTAAACAGCCAAACTGGTGCGGTGGTCACTACGGGGGTTGATAGTATTGGGTGCACGATGTGGCTTATGTGTTCAAACACCGCGGACCTAGGGGCGGTGGGGGTGACTGTCAGCGGCTCCAACCTGCGCTACGGGTATAGTACTAATAATTCAAGAACTCAAACGGAATATGCAGCTAATGCCTCTAATACGTATTCCGCGGGGGGCACCTCCCTAGCTAGTGGGGGCACGTGGCGTAAAATGAGTAGTGGCCCAACATGGGTGGATGACTCTGGCGGTAGCGGGGCCTACTATTGGTACCCGCAACTCTTTGTTCGGATTTCCTAAAAACGGGCACATCATGGCTAATAAATGGATTCAGAAAGCAATTAAAGCCCCCGGGGCACTGCGTAAGTCGCTTGGGGCGAAGCCCGGAAAACCTATCCCCGTAAGTAAACTTGCATCTGCTGCGGCTAAGCCCGGTAAACTGGGGCAACGCGCCCGCCTCGCGCAAACCCTGCGCAAATTGGATAAATAGCTATCGTGGAGCCAATTACCGCGGCTCTTGCTGCTATTGCAGCAGTAAAAAAGACTGTCGAGGTCATTAAACAAGCACGATCGGCGGTTGATGACGTAGCCAGTCTAGGCCCGATGCTTGGCACGTACTTTGGCAACAAATCTAAAGCTGCGCAGGCTTTGCAGGAAGCTAAGGAGGCAGGAGGGTCAAATCTTGCCCAAGCCATTCAATTAGAAATGGAGCTTCTTTCGCAAAAGCAGTTTGAAGAAGAACTTAAGATGCTGTTCTTCCAATCGGGGCATGCGGATATTTGGCAAAACATCCAGAAACGTATCGCAGAGTCTGAACGGGAACTGCGGGAAGCACAACGCCGGGAACGCGAAGCGGCAATCCAGCGTAAGAAAAAATTAAAGCAGCGCATCGAGGTGGCTATCGGGGTCGTGCTAGGGCTCTCGTTTATACCCGTAGTAATATGGGCAATTATTGAGCTTGCGATTTTGATCCGAGATATGAAAGGGATATGATGTTTCCACTTACTGCGTTGCTTGAAGTCGGTGGTAGGATCCTCGATAAAGTTATCCCCGACCCTGAGGCGAAGGCAAAAGCGCAACAGGAATTGGCGCAGCTTCACCAATCTGGTGAGCTTGCCAAGATGGCAAATGAGACAAAGCTCTACGAAACTGAGCAGGAAAACATCACTGCTCGTCATAGTGCGGACATGGGTAGTGATTCTTGGCTGTCTAAGAACATCCGCCCTATGACACTCATAGCCATCCTCGCAGGCTACTTCACATTTGCCATGATGTCGGCATTTGGGAAAGACACGAATAAAGAATACGTGCAACTGCTCGGACAGTGGGGGATGCTCATTATGAGTTTTTACTTCGGCGGCAGGACGCTTGAAAAAATTATCGACATGAGACGCAAATGACGGTGAAAGATTTTTGTATTTGCATCTCTACGCTTGCATTAGCAAGTGTTGTCGGTGCAATGTGTTGGATGTTCGGCTACGCCACGATTGACCCGACGGTCGACACCAAAGAAGTCTTTGCGCATATCGGCCCTGCGTTTCAAACGATTGTAGGTGGGTTTATTGGCTTGATTACCGGTATTCGGGTGGGGGAAGCAAGGCCAAAGGAAAAAGAGAAGGAGGGAGTAAGTGAAAGCTAATTTCGACCGCGCGTTACGGGCAGTGTTGATGCATGAAGGCGGTTTTGTAAACCACCCGGCGGACCCCGGCGGGATGACAAATCTTGGCTGCACTAAGCGGGTTTGGGAGGAGTGGTGCGGGCACGAAGTTGACGAAAAAACTATGCGGTCGCTGACCCCCGACAAAGTTGCACCTTTATATAAAGCGAAGTATTGGGATAAGATTTCTGGGGATGATCTGCCTTCCGGCGTCGATTACTGTGTGTTTGACTGCGCGATTAATTCTGGCCCCGGGCGCGCGGCAAAATTTTTGCAGCAGGTTGTTGGGGCTACGCCTGATGGCGCAATCGGCCCCGCTACACTTAAGGCTGTTGCAGCGCTTCCGGTAGCTGACGTAGTAAACAAATACTGTGCAGAGCGGCTTGCGTTTCTGCAAGCGTTGAAGACGTGGGCTACGTTTGGCACCGGCTGGAGCCGGAGGGTCGCAGAAGTGCGTGAGCACGCATTGGTACAGGGATGTGCCTAGGTGTAAAGGTGCGCTATGCCGCTACAAAAACTTCAGTTTCGCCCCGGGGTTAACCGCGAAAATACAAACTACGCGGGGGAGGGGGGATGGTACGACTGCGATAAGATTCGTTTTCGTTCAGGCTTCCCTGAAAAAATTGGGGGTTGGCAAAATATCGCCGCATTAGACGGAGGAACTCCGTACACCTATAAGGGGGTGTGTCGCACCGTCTGGAATTGGATTACGCTTAATAACACTAATTTGCTTGCCCTTGGTACGGAGCAGAAGCTATATACAGAAAATGGCGGAGCGTACTATGATATTACGCCAATCCGAGATACCAGTACGATAAACAGTAACCCTTTTGCAATTACTAGCGGGTCTAAACTTGCCACTGTGACGGACACCGCGCATGGGGCTACCGCGGGTACTTACGTTACTTTTTCTGGCGCTACCGGTGCCGACTACACGGTATTCAACGCCGAGTATGAAATTATCACCGTAATAGACGCAAACTCCTATACAGTTATTCTCTCTTCGGCGGCTACAGCGACGGGGTCCGGGGGTGGAGCATCCGTTACCGCAGCTTACCAAGCCAACTCCGGTAATTCTGTTGCTTCCCCCGGCGTAGGGTGGGGGGTTGGGCCATGGGGCCGAGATGGTTGGGGGGAGGAATACTCAGGTACCGCGGTAGTGCAAGAATCAAATGCGCTTCGCCTTTGGTCACTCGATAATTACGGGGAAGATCTTGCGGTCGCTATCCGTGAAGGGGCGCTTTACTATTGGGTGGCAGACACGACTACTAGCCCCGCCCGTGCGGTGACGTTGGAAAGTCTGGCTACTGCCGCGGGGTACGATGGGGATTTTGTACCCAACCGAGTGTACGAGCTTCATACATCGGGGGTGCAACGTTTTGCAATAACGATTGGGGCTAACCCATATGACCCCGCGGATTCGGAAACCGCGTTTGACCCGATGCTTGTTAGGTGGTCTGACCAAGAAAGCATCTATGAATGGGTACCCGCGGCCACGAATCAGGCCGGAGAGTTACGTCTTTCTCATGGATCACAACTCGTGACCGGGCGGCATAGTCGTCAGGAATTTATAGTCTGGTCGGATAGCGCTATATACACCATGCAGTACCTCGGCCCTCCTTATGTATGGGGTATAAACCTTCTTATGGATGGGATTTCAATTGCTTCCCCCAATGCAGTTGTAGGCTCAAGTAACATCCAATTTTGGATGGGGGTAGACAAATTTTATATGTATGACGGACGGGTCCAGACGCTGCCGTGTACGGTGCGGCAGTATGTTTTTGACGACATTAACTCTACACAGTTGTATCAAGTGGTTGCAGGAGGTAATGAGCAGTATAGTGAAGTGTGGTGGTTCTACCCGTCTGCAAATAGCTACGTCAATGATCGGTACGTTGTCTATAACTATCTGGATAACGCGTGGTACTACGGCACACTTAACCGGACAGCGTGGTTAGATTCCCCCCTCCGCGTCAAACCTATGGGGGCGTACAGCGTGCGAACTACGTATCTTTCCGCCGCCGCTACTGCGTCGGATACATCCCTTTCAGTTGTCGATGCGGCATCATATCCCGCCGCAGGGGTGGTGCAGATTGACAGTGAGCAAATTGCGTACACTGACCGGACTCCTACTTCTCTTAATGGCTGTACACGTGGGTACAACAATACTACGGCAGCAACGCATGTAGCATATTCAACCGCGGGGTTAACCATACCGAATCAGGTTATGTACCATGAGGTCGGGAACGACGATTATTCCGCAACTACGGGGGTCGCAATCACTGCGTATATTAGCTCGTCTGACTTTGATATTGGGGATGGGCATAACTTTGGGTTTATATGGCGGATCCTCCCCGATTTGACGTTTGATGGGTCTACCACGCCTTCTCCTAACTACCCCAGTGTCACGATGGTATGTAAGCCGCGACAGAACTCCGGCACCGCTTACGGTGCCCCCGATGCCCCCGCAGTGACGAGCACGCAGAACTACAATACCCAGCGGGTCTACACCGTGCAGCAGTTTACGGGGCAAGTGTACACGCGGGTACGCGGGCGGCAGATGCAGTTTGAAGTTCGCTCCACCGAGTTAGGGGTTGCATGGCAGCTTGGTACCCCGAGAATCGACATCCGTCCTGATGGGAAGAGGTAACGGTTAGATGGCTATCCTTCGGGTATCGCGTGCTCCTTTTCTTATTAACGCGCCACAAGACTATCAGGCGCGATACCATGACCAGCTAAACCGAGAGCTACGTAATTACTTTAATACGCTTGATAACGGATTAGCTGCGGTATTTGGCCCCTATGGTGGGGACTATCTTACTTTCTCCTATGGGGCATTCTTAAGCACCCAAGACCAAGCGGACGGGTCCACAACAACTGCGTATCCGATTACCTACGATACTATTACCTTCAGTCAAAATGTATCCCTCGGGGCTAATTCCGCTGTTTTTACGGGGACAATTGACGATGGCGCGGCCCCCGGAGCGGGCACAGTATTGACAGTTACCGCGATGACTTCAGGAACTATCACCCCCGGGATGTTGATAACGGGGGGTTCCATCACTGCGGGTACACGAATTGTCTCGTTCGGAACAGGAACCGGCGGCGCTGGCACTTACACCGTCAATACGTCTCAAGAACGTACGTCTACCAGTATCACCGGCACTCAAAACTCGCGTATCGAGTTTGCAGAGGCGGGGGTTTACAACATTCAGTTCAGTGTGCAGTTTACCAATACCGATACCCAGATCCACGACACAGATATTTGGCTCCGTCGTAACGGTGTAGATGTTGATAATAGTAACAGTCAATTCTCGGTGCCTAACAAGCACGGCGGGGTCGATGGGCACTTAATTGCGGCACTCAATTTTTTTGTGCAAGTTGCCGTAGATGATTACATTGAACTCATATGGGCGACGCAAAGTAACAGTGTCACGATAGATTATCTCCCCGCTCAAACAAGCCCGACACGCCCCGCTACCCCCTCGGTAGTCGTCACAGCCGCCCGAGTTTCCGACGTTACGTCAGATATTTACGGGTGATATAATCCGCCAAATCCATAAGGATACCGCCATGAAAGATATAGCCGCTGGTCTTGCCTCCCTTGGGCGCGGTCCTGACACCATGCTGGTGCACATGACACCGGGGGAAGTTGCGGGTCTTCAGTCGCTTGCCAAGGCACACGGCGGTTCTCTGACGCTCAACCCTCATACTGGGCTCCCCGAGGCGGGTTTCCTAAGCAACATTCTGCCGACTGTTTTGGGGATAGGGCTTAGTTTTATGGGCGTCCCGGCTTGGGCCGCGGGACTTGGGGTCGGTGGGATTGAAGCCGCCCGTACGGGGGATATTGGCAAAGGGTTGATGGCGGGCTTGGGGGCTTTCGGCGGGGCAGGGATGGGGGGTGCTCTGAGTGAGGTAGGTGCGGGAGCGCTAGGACATGAGGCGGGGCTTCAGGCTATCGGCGCAGCGGATTTCAACGCTATGACCCCTGAAGTAACGCATCAATACGCTCAAAAGTTTCAAGCCGCGCAACCCACAGGGGTTACTGGGGCGCTACAAACCGCAGGGCGGGGGCTTTCGGAACTTGGTTCTCAATTTGCGGCCTCTCCTTCGCAAGCGTTATCCACTGCGGGGACCGCTCTTCAAAACGCCTATGGGGGTAAATACGGCCAAATGGCTGCGGGTATTGGCGCTCTTGGTGCGCTAGGAGGGGTCGAACAGCCTAAGACGATGCAGCTACCGCAGGAAGAGCGGTCCCAAGCCAAGCTGGCGCAGCCATTCCGCCGCCCCTATGACCCCACGGCCCCGGGGGGATACTACTTCACGGACTACGGTACGCTTCGCCCTACGTACACGAACGGGGGGGTAGTCGCTTTTAGCCAAGGGGGTGCGCCGGAATTGAGTGACGGCGGATTTGTGTTGCCCGCTGATGTGGTAAGCCACCTAGGTAATGGGGATACAGATTCCGGCTTGGCATACGTGGCTAAACGATTAGGTGCAACTCCAATCAAGGGGGCTGGAGACGGGATGAGTGACTCGATTCCTACGTCTATCGATGGTAAACAGCGTGCGCGTGTAGCGGCGGGGGAAGCGTATATCCCTCCGGAAAAAGTCCAGCGCATGGGCGGGGCTAAAAAACTTTACGCGATGATGGGTAAGGTCCGTCAGGCGCGTACTGGCTCAACTAAGCAAGGTCGGCAAATCAACCCGGAAAGGTTTATGCCCGCATGATGGTAAGTCTTGTACCGCCAGATCATGTACATGAGTGCTGGCCCCACGTGCAGGAATTTATGCGGAAAGCGGCGCGGTACACATATGGCCGTTTCCATGAAGAAGACATCTACGACCTAGTATCGCAGCGCTCTGATTACCATCTTTGGATTGCGTTCGAAGAAGGGCCAAAATATTACGGCGCGGTGGTTACTGGGTTTTCTGAGTACCCCAACAAGCGGGTGCTGACTATGCAGTTCTGTGGTGGAGAAGAAATCCACCGCTGGAAGGATCCAATGCTTGCATTATTTCGGCGTTGGGCTAAAGATACGCAATGCGAGGCAATTGAATTTACCGGGCGCAAAGGTTGGGCTAAGCTGTTCGCCAATGACGGTAACCAAGTCCAATGGGTAACCTGTGAGTTACCGCTAGGAGATTGATATGGGCAAAGGTGGCGGCAGTTCACAACCGACGACGCAAACGGTTCAGCAGTCCAACATCCCTGAATACGCGCGGCCATACTTCGAAGACATAATGACGCGCGGGCAAGCCGCGTCTCAGGTCCAATACCAACCCTACAGCGGGGAGCGGGTTGCGCCTTTTTCGCCAATGCAAGAGCAGGCGTTCCAAGGCATCTCACAACTTGGTCCTTCTCCGCTACTTGGTACGGCTGCGGGGCTCACGGGGCTTGGTGCGAAACAGGCTGCGCAGGCTGGGGAATATAACCCGCTTACTGCGGGTGAAGTTTTTGGACGTCCCGGGGCTATGGTGGGTACTGGATCTTTTGCGCAGCCCGGTGTCGCCGGGGTGTATATGTCCCCGTATATGCAGAATGTCGTTGACATCCAAACCCGGGAAGCACAGCGCCAAGCGGATATCGCTCGTATTGGACGGCAAGCGCAAGCAACGGGTATGGGCGCTTTTGGGGGCTCGCGTCAAGCAATTATGGAAGCCGAAGCCGCGCGGAATCTCGCACAGCAAAAAGGGGACATCCAAGCTACCGGGCAGCAGGCAGCATTTCAACAAGCTCAGCAAACTTATCAAGCGGACGCGGCACGACAACTTCAGGCGCGGCTCGCCAACCAACAAGCGGGACTCGCAGGACTCCAAGCTGCGGAACAGTCGCGCCAATTTGGCGCGGGGCTTGGGATGCAAGGAGTGCAGCAGCTTCTGGGGGCCGCGGGGCAGTTGGGGCAATTGGGGCAGACCGCGTATGGACAGCAAGTCGGTACCCTTCAAGCGCAACAGCAAGCGGGTGCACAACAGCAAGCGCAAGCGCAGCAGATGCGAGATCTCGGGTACGAGGAGTTCATGCGCCAGCAGCTTTACCCGCAATCTCAGTTGCAGTTCTTGAGTTCCCTGCTTCGCGGGTCAGTCGTTGCCCCGCAGCAAACAATGTATACCTATCAGCAAGCCCCGTCGCTCGCTTCACAGTTGGGTGGTATTGGGATGGGTATATACGGTCTAAGCCGCGCAGGTGGGATGAAAGAAGGTGGCGAGGTTAAGTCGTACGCGCTTGGTGGAGTTACTGAAGGAGCATTTGCATCGAATATTTCGAAGCTGGTTAAGTTGGGGCTTTCGGACCCGCGCCTGATAGATCAGGATAGGACCGCTACCCCACTGGAGAAAAACATTGCCAAGATGAAGGTCGCGCAAATGCGGCAGGCGTTCTCCAACCAGCAAGCACTTGATCGGGGTATTCCTTCCGAAGAGCCGGTGTTAGGGGGCATCGCAGATCTTGACGTTGCAGAACCCGAGTACGGAGCGGCGAGCGGCGGGATTGTTGCGTTTGAAGCGGGAGGTACTTCGGAAGCCACTGCAAAATATCAACAGGCTATGTCGCAATCATTGCCGATGGAATTTGGGCGGCGGCTCGGTGCGGGGGTTGCGGATCTCATTGCACTGCCCGGGCAATTCGCTTGGGAAATTGACCCCGCAACAGGTAAGCTACGGAAGAAATACGAGCGAGAAGGGTTTTTTCCAATTTCCCGGGATATCGCGGATAAAGGAGCCGGTATAGAGGCGGGCTACGCGCAACAGGCCGCAGATATCGCTACCCGCAGAAAATTAGCGCGGCAACAGTTTCAGACAGAACAAGGCACCCCTGTAGTCGACCAGATTTCGGGGCCGCAACCGGCACCTGCTACCCCTACGGGGGTAGATTTTTTAGCGGCAAACGATGCGGTTCAGTCTAAAGCCGGCATCGGAGCATTGCTTAGCGGTCCGAAAGCCCCCCCTAGAAAAGTTGAAGATTTAACACCGCGAGCACCGCAAGCACCCGCCGTATCGGCTGTTCCCGATCTTAATAAATTAGTGGAGCCGTACGTTAGCGAGCAAAAACGACTAATCTCCGCTGCCGAGATAGATGCTCAGCGTATGCCAACGCGGGAACAAACCGAGGCAAGCTATATAAAAAAAGTCACTCAGGATCTGCCGTACGACGTAGCAGACCAACTCACGTCCCTTACTACCGAGGGGCAAGAAGCTATTAAGCAGCGCGATAGCGACCGCTGGCTTGCCGTGGCTATGGGGGGTTTCGCAGCGGCAGCGGGCCAGTCTCCGCGTGCATTGCAGAACTTCGCAGAAGGGTTGGGCCTGACGGCGAAGGAATTCCGTGTAATCAATAAAGACTTCAAAGCGGCGGAAACTGAACGTCGCAAAATGCAGATTGCGCTACAGCAACAAGCCCGGGCGGAAGAGTTGGGGCTGCGGGAGAAAGCAGTGGCTGCGGGCGATAGGGCAGACACCGCGCGGCGAGCAGCGCAAGATCGTGTAGATAGTATGCAAACGAATCTCTTGGGTTCACAAATGGGGCTGGTTGTTACAGGCGCACAAATGGGGCAGCAGGAGAGGCTTACGCTGGCAAAAATTGCGGCCCAGCAAGAGGCGACCGGGGAAGTTCGACGTGCTCGGGAAGAGGGTAGGGAATCAGCAAGACTCAATAATTTAGCGGTGCGTTATGGTGCTGAGATTGATCGTCTTGCGAAGCTAATATTGGCGGGTATGGGGCCGACTGCGTTGACTGACCCTACCGCTGCGGCAAAAGCAGAAGCTCAGGCACGGCGAACAGTACTCAACCGTAACCCCCAATACAAAGAGATCACGGGGGAGGACGCCGAGTCTTCTACGCCGGGGGCGGGGGCAGCAGTTAAACGATACAATTTGGCTACTGGTAAACTGGAATAATAGGATCTTACTATGCCTCTTATCGACATCCCGACCGTAGGACTTGTCGAATTTCCGGATTCTATGAGTTCGCAGGATATCGAAAAAGCAATACGCGAAAATATCCTAAAGCCAAAAACCACCCCCGCAGGCTATGTCCGCGAAGCTCTCAAAGGGGTACCTCGGGGGCTTGTTGGGGGGCTAGAGCAGGCAGGCTTAGGTCTTGCTGCGTTGCTCCCAGAGGAAACGGAAAAAACCGCGCGGGGGAAGATTAAGTCTATTGCGGAAAGCCTGAAGCCGTCTGTAGCCCCCGGGTACGAAGAGGCGATTCCGACCAAGCTTGGGGAGGCGGTAGGTTCTGTAGGCTCATTCCTTATTCCCGGCCTCGGGGCGGGCCGCGTAGCGGGTATGCTGGGCGCGGGAGTTGCGGGTGCTAGGGCAGCGCAGCTTGGGACAGCGGGGGTGCTTGCTCCTGCGGCGGGAGCGGGCGAAGCCCGTGAAAAGGCAATCACAGAAGGAGCTACCCCAGAGCAAATTCGGACGGCGACACAGCTTGGCTCACTTATCGGGTTGACTGAGCTTGCCCCCATCGAGCGCATGTTCCGGGGGCTGGGTAAAGAAGTCACTGGAGGACTTATCGGGCGCGTAAAGAACGCTCTTGTCACAGGCGGGTTTGAGGGTGCTCAAGAAGCGGCTGCACAGATTGCTCAAAACCTTGTTGCTCAGCGAATATACAAACCAAGCCAAGAACTCCTAGAGAGCGCGGGGGAATCCGGCGCGTACGGTGCGGGGGCGGGTGCGATCGTACAGTTTCTTCTCGACGCGGCTGCGGGTCGCCGCGCGCCCCGTGCTGCCCCTACTCAACCTCTTGAAGCTGCACCCACTCAACCGATCCCCACGACGGCACAGCAACCTTTCTTTACGCCCGAGCAAGCACCCATTCCTACTGCGCCGCAAGCGGCCCCTCGTGCTTATACCCCCTCGGGGCAGTTGCTTACTGGTGAGCGCCTCGCGCCTGAAACTCCGTCAGAGGATCTCACGGCGGATCTCGAAAGTGCAGTGAATGTCCTTGGGGTCGCAGAGCGGGAAGTAGAGCGAGTAAAGACGCAGATTTCCCAGACCCGAGATCCTAACGAACGGGTGCGACTGTTCGAAGCCTTGGAACCCCTAGAAGCACGTCGGAAGGCGGCGCAGCAACAAGTTAATACATTGCGTAAACAAGCGGGGGTACCCACACCTACTGTAGCCCCGGGGCAAGGCGAGTTTGCGTTTGGGGAAGAAGGGCCAGAAATTCCCGAATTTGTAATCACTGACCGCACTTTACGTGGGCTGGGGTTCAAGGCAGATAGTACGCGAAAAGCAATCCTGAGAAAGCTGCGGGGTGTGGATGTTTCTACCCCTGAAGGATACGCCGCTTTTGAGGAGCTATTGACTGAACGGGACCGTAAAAAACAATCAATTGGGGGCTCAGAGGTTATAGATTTCATGACCCGCGCCCGCCGCCAGCTTCCCCCCGTCGAACCCGCTGTTGCACCCCCCGAGGCTCCCGCAGTAAGCGCACCGTCTTTGCCACTCCAACCGACGGAAGGTCCGCGCGGAAAGATCGTAGAACCTACGATCATTGGGGGATCCGTCGCGGCACCCACACCTTCTCCAGAGGTGGAACTCGACTTTATTCGGCAACGCTACGAAGCGGGGCTGCCGCTTACCCCTGCGGAGCAATATCGCCTCCGGGAAGCACAGAAAGCCGCGCCTACCCCTGAACTTGCCCTACCCGAACAACCCACCCCGCAGTCCTTGGAGGTAATCGAGAACCTCCCGCGCCAAACGCCCCCGCTGCAACTAACTAAAACCCAGATCCCGCAGCCGATAGAACCTACGTACCCTTCTGCGCCAATGCCTGCGTTCGTCGATGAGAAAAGCCTTGAAGCGATGGGGATAGCGAAGCGTAAGGACAAGGCAGCGGTTGCATTACGTGATACGTTGCTTGCCAAGGATCTAAACGATCCGGCGGATGCAGATGCTGTTCGCACGGCGCTTCGTGCGTATCGTGACCGTGGGACTACGCTAAAAACCACCCGGGAAAAGATCGACAACTACCTGCGTTCTATCCCTGAACAGAGGGGGTTTGACTTTGAACGAGTTGATTCTACTGACGGACAAGTTGGTGAGCCAAGCGTGGGCGTGCCTGTACCACAACGAACCCCCGGAAGATCCCGTGCTCCTCAACCTCGACGAACCAACGTGGATGTATCTAGCGAAGCTCCTGAGCCAAGTACTCAAAGAGCGCAACCAGAGCCGAGTGCATTGACTCCGGTCGCCGCGTGGAAACAATACGCCCCTGAAGGCGCGAAGTATTCGCAGCTTAGCCCTGAAGAGCGGAATATATGGAAACGCGAGGTGGAAGGTAAGGCTTCGCTGGAAGAGCTTACGGAGCTAGCTAAAGCCCTTACAGAATTTCAGGCGAGTAGAAGGTTAGGAGAAGATCCAGATCTCGACGAAGCCCGGACAGTGCAGTCCGCAATCGAAGGAAAAAGTCTAGTCGATGCTGCTCGATGGTTGGCGCTGAACGCCCCTTCCAAAGACTACCAACTGATTGCAAGCCGCGTAGAAATACAATTGCGGCGGCTAGAGGCGGCAGGGCTTAAATTTGATTTGAAGATCGCGCATCTAAACGATCGAGTACCCGGGGCGTTGCTTGGGGCGCGGGGGCTCGCGCATGCAGAATATATAAAAGGCCAATTGACTGTTTGGCTAAACGGAACAGATGTCACGGGCAAAATAGGCACCTCATACGAAACACTACTGCACGAGCTTGTCCATGCAGCCACTATGTCAGCGGTGCGTGTAGGAAATACGCGGGGGGCTGCGGGCACCCCTCTCGCACAGTCAGTCAAAGATCTATACGCCGTAACAGACGCGATCATTAGGGAATTTAACCAAAGAGTTAGCGCGGATAAAACTAAACTATCAGAATTTGAACGGGCAGTATTTAGTAACCGCGTAAATGCCCTGAAAGATCCGGACGAGATTCTTGCGTGGGCGCTTACAAACCGAGACGCGCAAGCATGGTTAGATACAGTCTCATACAAGAACAAATCTTTGTGGACCCGGTTTGTCGAGGCAGTTCGTACATTCCTTGGGTTGCCCGCAAAAACGGATACCGCGCTGTCCGAAGTACTCCGCATCGCGGATGAGTTGCTTGACATTCCTCCGGCGGACATCGCCGCGCTCGCGGGGAAGATAGGGCAGACGTTACAGGTACAACAGCCTGCGGGCGAAGATATTCGTGCGCAGGTTTCCACAAACAACCCCATCCTCGATTCCTTCCTCGTACGGCGGGAGCAGGAGCTTACACGCGACGGAGATCGGCCTTGGTTCACGCAGCTTTGGGACGCCATTACCAAGTCTCCTGCCCAGTACGCCCGCAAGTTTGCGGTAGATATCGTGGACAACCAGTATGTCGCTAAACGTGAGTTAGAGAAAGCCGATCAGTGGGTACCGCGTATGCATATGGCGTTTGCTTCGCGTGCGGGGGATATCGCTGCCTCTTCGCTAATCACAGGACCGATCCAACTCACGACGTTGGGCGGGGGACGGGGGGTGCAAACCTTCGGGGTGGTCCAAGGGAAGTCCATCCGCGATGTCATGCAGTCTCTTGAAGAAGTAGCAGACCTGCTCCCACCGGGGGGTTCAAAGGGTAAGCGGTTTGCTGCGGCGTCCAAGCTGTTTGATGCTTATTCGTGGATAAAGCGGTTCAATAGTTTCACGCCCGCGATGAAGGCAAAATACACCATACCGCCTGAAATCTTTGCGGCAGGCCGCGAAGCTGATCGTCTATATGGTAGGCAATTTCGCAAAGCTCTCGACGATTGGACGACATATAAAAACGCGCTCTTGGAAGCGGCCCGGGCGGCAGGTAGGTTCAGTGATGAAGACGTGCAGGCATGGAAAGACGCCCCAGACTACGTGCCGTGGAACCGTATATTGGAGGATGCTAAGCACGGGTATCAAACCAAGTCCAGTGCGCGCACCTTCTTCTCATCGTTGAAAGCAGGCGGCGATATGAAGTCTCTCGTTGGCGGCGATATCGCGGAACGCCCCATCGGGTCCATGCTCAACAACATGCAGTCATTGGCGTTCTGGCTCTCTACCAGCGCGGTAAAGAACCACGCCGCAAGTATTGTTGCGGATACCCTCGGGGGTAGTGCTTTTGGCGGGCGTTCGATTGCTGATCCCAATGTGCCCGGTGTAGACAAATCTCGGGTTATTGAGGTTTACGACAAAGGGGTGAAAAAGTATTACGAGCTTTCCGACCCCCTCGCAGCGGCTGCGTTCATGCCCATTGCCGAGGTGGCAGGGCCGATTCTGAAGGGGCTTAGCTCGATGACCCAACTGGTTCGCAGGGGGGTCACTCTTATGCCGGGGTTCGTCGTGAATCAGCTTGCGCAGGATAGCTTCCGAGTCGCAACCTACAGTGGCGTAGGTCGCCCTTTCCGCGCGGGATCTCGGGTGGTTGGGAGCTTCTTAGGAGCGTTGCGCAACGACTCCCTTACTCAACGGCTTAGCCAATTCGGTCTGGAAGGGCAAGTCGATTACCTTTTTACAGGGCAATTCGGAGAAAAAACCCGTGCTGCCAAGCAGCTAGCACCCGCTGACCCCGGGCTGCGTACCGCCGCGAATAAGTTAGTCGAGAAGCTGGAGGCGTTTTCCCATGCCTCTGATATGGCGCAGCGTGAAGCTGTGTTCAAGCAGACCATGGAAGAAACCGGGGGTGACGAAGCGCTTGCCTTGTTCCGTGCTATCGAGATCATCAACTTCCAGAATCGGGGTAAATCGGGAGTCTCATCTATCCTGCGACACACCATCCCCTTCTTCAACGCTTACCTGCAAGGTCAGAACGTCGCGTACCGTGCGATGTTTCAGCAAGGAATCTCTGGGAAAGACCGTCAAGCGGCTTTGCGGCAGTTCCGTAACACTGCGCTTAAGATCGGGGCGTTCTCCATATTGTACGCAGCGCTCATGGCGGACGATGATGACTACAAGAAGATGTCCCCCAATGAGCGCATGCGGGGGTGGTTGCTGCCCGGAAGCCGTGAACAGTTGAAGCAACTTACTGGGGTGGACATCGGGCAAAACCTTATGATCCCGGTTCCGGCGGACCCTGCGGGTTTGATCACGAAGGCGCTGCCCGAATTGTTCACTACGTACTTTGCCTACGAAGGCACCGCGTCTGAAATAGACGGACGCAAATTATTGAAAGCCATGGGGGACGGGGTGGCAAAGGCTATCTCGGCTCCGAATGTCGTGCCTCAAGCAGTCAAACCGTCGGTAGAGCTAGCGCTTAATTATTCCTTCTTCACCGGACGCGCTATCGTGGGTAAGGGGCAGGAACAGAAAGAGCCGTTTTTGCAATTCACAGAGTCAACTTCTGAACTATCCAAAGCAATTGGGGAGTTTGCAAATATCTCCCCTATCAAACTCGACTACTTTATCCGTGGCACATTAGGAATGTTTGGTAGCACTCTTCTGCACTACGGGAGCGCTGCATATGCCTCGGCAGCGGGGGTTCAAGTTCCAGAATCTCGGTTGAGTGATAATCCCCAAGTGCGTGCGTTCCTTGCGGGTAGGGAGGGAGGTGGACAGCGTGAAGACTATTACGATCTCCGGGATCAAATTCAGCGTGTTGTACGCACGGTAAACGACCTGAAGATCTCTAACCCCGCCAGACTTCAAACCTATTTTGAAGAGAACAAAGAACTTTACGCGCTCGGGCAAACGGGGCTGACGGGGCGGGTTGACGAGTGGGTGGAGAAATTCCGGAAACAACGGCAAATAATTCGCGGTTCTGATCTCCCCCCGGAAGTGAAACGACAACGATTGGATGAGCTTGAAAAGGCCGAGATTCAGCTATTCGCTAACCTCAACCTTGCCACGCTACGTCGGGCTGTAAATCAGTAGCCCAAAAAGAAACCCCGGCATTGCGCCGGGGTGAAGAGGGGGGATACAACGGGTAGGGGTATTATATTACGCTACGCGCCAAACGCGTACACCTAACACCCCACGTTCTGCGACGAGTTGTGTGACAACTCTAAACCCTAGGCGGGAAGCCTCATTGCGAAGCTCGTCGGCAAGCCGCATCTGGTGGACCCCGGGGACAAAAAAAGTCTTACCGATCTGAAACCGCCCCCACGCGATCTGGATCAGTTTCCCATGCGTCCGAAGTAGCTGCGGTATCGGTTCCGGTTCCGGTGTCGGAGGTAGCGTCGGAGAAGGGGTTGCCCGGGTCACGGAATATTAGCACAAGTTCGGGTTGCGAGAACGCCAGCCCTTTGCCCAACCGCACGCGGCGCTCCTCGACATACTTCTTAGTTTCACGGAGGTAGTTAAGTACTTCCGCAAGCGACAGTTGCCTATCATTGCAAAACTTACGAAACAGCGAACGCCGAATATAAATATTCTGGGTATCAGGTTCATACCGAACACATAGTTTACCACGCGGCTCTCGTATAGGAACTTCTGCCACCCCATTTGGCCGCAAACTCGCGGAGCTATTGATAATAAGGGTATCATTGAAATGGTCCGCAAGGAACGCACCAAGTACTGACGCCTTTTCCCCTTCTGAAGCCTTCGCCTTATTCTTACGTTCGATCAGTTCCGCGACAATCCAGTTCACTACGCGGGTAAAGTCGTCATCTGAGAAAGCCAATACCCCGGCTTGCCGCGCCATGAGCCCCCCGGCAAGATGCGTAGCGACCATCGCGGACCAATGCCGCTCTCGGTTCGTCAACTGCGCTTTCGTATCTATGATCCGCCCCATGCGCTCTAAGGTGTCTACAGCAATCGCCAAATTCCGGATCAGAAACTGCGCATAGACATCCCCCGCTAAACCGTAGTTAGAATCCAAGGGCGCGAAGATCGCATCGGACTCTAGCTTGCTGAGAGTATTTCCTGACGACCAAGAAAACTCCAAGAATCTCGACATCTCCCCATCGGGGTTGCTCTTCTTCGCGTACAGTTTTTCCTCGATGAGCGCGTTAGACGTAACATAGCAATTCGCCGCCCACGTCGTGGTGTTTAGACGCTCGATGTTGTTGCTGCCTTGCAGCCGATTCCCCCCTCGGGCGTGCAAATAGTCGTAGAGAAAATCTGACATCTTCTCGGGGGTTTCGTTTGTAATCTCGTCTATGGTCGCTGCGATATTCTGCATCGTGCCGATACGGTTGACTCTGGACTTTGGCGTATCCTTGAGCAGCAGCATCGTCTCATCGGGGTGCCCAAAGACGCTGTTGATAACCCGAAGCATGGTGGTCTTACCCGTACCAGAGGTTTCGCTGTACATGCTCATTACGGAACCCTTCTTCTTGGAGAAGGGCACCAGAGGGGACGAGAATCCTCCGAACAGAGCAAACATTTGGCGCTCCATGCCGGGTTGGTTGTAAAACGCGACAACCTTTTTCCATTCGTCTAGCGACCCTGCTTGCCGGAATTTATCTACGAGGTCTAGGGTCACCGACGATGGGGGGCTGTAGGATATCTCCGTTGCTGTTATGCAACGATCACCGACGATGAACGCTGAGTAATTATCTGCCCACCCAAATTGAAGCCGAGATTTCTTCGCCTTCAACCGTCCTTGGAAAGATTTAATTGATCGCGCGGCATACATAGTTAATAGCTCCATTTGTTTAGCTAACGCAAAAATGCCTTCCCGTGCTAACCGTTTCGAGAATATGTCCCGACCGACCATATCCTGCATGGGCACCATAAACTCCCGCATTCCGTCTTGAGGAAGATGCACCCGGAAAAGCGCTGCCATGCCAAGAATTGGGTCATCCACCGTATGCACAAGGTAGAAGTCATGGTCATACACTAATACATCTTCTACATTCCCGTCCTTGTCTTTCGTACGTAGATACACCCCGCCGTTCTTCCCCCGCAAATACGGGAACGGATATTCGGGGATGACATAACTTCTCGACGGTACAGCCGTATCTGCTACAACATTATCTTCCGGGGTTGCCTCTTCGACGAGCCCTCTGCCTAGCTGGATAGGCGACGTAATAGACCCCCGGTGCTTGCACCCCTCGCACCCTTTCGGGTTGTCTTTCCAAAATGTATCGCACTTGTACGGCCCTTGAATACGGGATGCTTTTTCTTCCGTATCGAAAAAAGAATACTCAGGATGTTTACGTGAGATCGCGTGTACTGCCTTGTCTCGATCTTTGCAGAATTGCGCAATGGACAACGCCGCCCGCCACAAGGGCTCGCTCGTTGTCTCCTGTTCTTGTACCGCAGTAAGTAATTGCTGGCATCCTTCTCCGGCAATACTTTTCTTAAGGATTACCTTGAACTCCGATGGCTTGTTCGCCAAGAGACTCTTTGTCACTTCGTCCAACGGAGCGCGCATCGATTGGACGGTAGCCCCTTCTTCCACCCCCATGAGTCTCCGAAACTCTGCAAACTCTACGGGGGGTGCCGTGCGTAGTACCTCAACCTTCAACGGGTTAAGCGGATCTTTGAAGTTCGACGACCCTATGGCCCGCATCACTCGCGCTGCGTCTGCGGGTACCGCAGGGTCAATTGTCATCCCTCGCAGCAGGCACGTAGTCTTAAACCGCTCGGCAACTGCCTTCCACTCGTCTCGGGGGACTGCCTCAGTCAAAGGCCAATATACGTGTATCCCGCGCCCTGAGTTTACGACCACAGGTTTCGGCAGCTTGAGTTCGTCGACTAATCCCTCTAATGCTTGGAGTGCGTCACTTTGACTCGGGTAATGTTTCCCGTCATCTATAGTCGGATCACAATCGAGATCTAGGAAGAATGAGCGTACAGACTGTACGTTGGGTGCCGTTCGATTTTCTGCGGAGTGGAAATTACCAACCGCAACATACGAGTTGAGCCCTTCTTCTTCCAGCAAATCAACAGCGGTGTCGACTTCCTGCTTCGTCTTATGAAATGTTTGGCTATGAAGAAATTTCCCCTTCAACGCGACGACGCAGTAGATCCCCTCTGGAGGTAACACTACCTCCATAAACTCCTGTCGTGTCAGCATGGCTATTTCATTTCATGAAAAGAAGATGCAGTAGGCGTCTCCTTTAGTTGTTGGACGAAATCTTTAACTCGGACTAGAGTCGGACCACTCGGCAGTGTCCGCCCTGACATCCAATTGTGCACGGTTGCCCGCGTCACGCTAAACCTATCCGCAATCGCACTAACCGTAATGCGGTGCCTAACACACTGCCGTCCAAGCTCAACCCCTAAACCTGTATTGTTTGGGTCATTCCATACCTGCCGATGTTGCTTTGAGAAAGATCTTTTTGTGTGCATTGTAACCCCCATGCTAGGCGCGGCTGAAGCCGCGCCTAGTTGCTACTGCTTACTCATCATCCCATTGGTCTAGGATATCCTTAAGGTCTTTCTTAGGGGCGGGTTCGTCCTGCTTCTTCGCTTCCCGCTTCTTGGGCTCTTCGATAGAGGCGTCCTCCGTAGGTGCAGGGAGTTGGGGTGCCGCGACCTTTGCCCCAGAAGCCCCGAAAGAAACTACTACCGCAGCTTTAGCTTCCTCCGTCTGCCCCCGCGCTGCAATCTTCCGGTACTCATCCTCACTAAGAGGGCGTAGTGCCTTGAAAGTTAGCTTCGGAGTAGCGCTCTTGGTATCGAAACGCATCTCCGTTACCACCGCGCCCAAGTTGACGTTGAAGCCCGCCAAGAATTGCACGTAGGCGTTCAGCGGTAGCTTGCCGTTCTCTCCCTTACCAAAGATCGAAGTAGCAGGCAGCGTAAGCTGAAACAAATCGCCCTCTAGGTCATTCTCAAGCACCAGAGCTACCCGACGAGAAAAACGGCACGCCCTAGACTCCCCCTGCCCGGAGCCTTTGACGTTCTTGGGGCAGGGCGCGCAGCTACTGCTCTGCGGCGTCCCGACGCTCTTGTCAGGCCGATCCCCGTCGGCGGACCAGCACGCCGGGGTGATGTTAGGGACGCCGGGATCAAACGCTTGATCGTAGTACATACGGGACGTCTTGGGTGCCGCGTTGACGACCACGACACTCATCGCTCGATCTTCGTTTGTGGCAATCTCCTTACCATCCGAGATCAGGCGAAATACGCCCCCACGAATCGAGATGCGCTTCCCCCCGCTCCCTGAAAGGAACGATTTGGTCACATCATCTAGCTTCGTGCTGCGCAGGTAGTCGGGGATGCCGTTCTTAAACAACGTGAGATCAGTACTCATATATGCTCCTATCTACGACGGATTGAAATGTCATACTTACTATCAGCATTAAGACCCGGTGGAACTACGTTAGGGTTATCCGCCAAAAAGGTCTTCATGTTCGTCTGGTGGATACGCCGCTCCAACAAATCCAAGGCGTCGTATTCTACACAGAATTTATGCATTGACGACCAGTCTGTTGTCCAATAACGCGTTTTCACCGTGCGGGTCACTGTGCCATGCGCGGTTTTTAACCCCGTTGCGCCCAGAGACTCACACAACTTAAGTAATTGCTTTTTAACCGTATCGAGATCTTCGTCGAGCGCTGCCTCGTCGCGCTCGTACTTTTCTCGTAACGTTTCTTTTTTCTTACGAATAGCAATGAAAACACGCACTAACTTATCTACTGAATCACTGTCACTCATGACTAGCTCCTGACTCGTCTAACTCTTCTTTATACAGATCGATTAACCGTTGATGGATATCGACTTTTCCTTGCAGCATTTTATACATCTTACGTTCAACTGGGCTCCCTTGTAAATGGACTACGGTAACTTTGTTGACTTGCCCCGCGCGATGCACGCGGGCATTAGCTTGCAAATACGTCTCTACACTCATCACCGGACCCCAGTAGACCACAACATTCGCTGCATGCAGCGTGACCCCGTGTGATGCGGCTTGGGGCTGGATGACAAGCACCCGAGGATCTGGGCTAGTTTGGAACTTGTTAAATATTTCTGTGCGTTTACGAGGCGAGACTTTACCATTGATGATCTCCGTAGTTATGCCTTTAGACTGCAACCAACTTGATACCAAATTAAGACTGTGTGTGAACGGCGCAAACACTAGGACTTTATGACTTGCTTCGTCTATGACCTCCTTCAGAGCTTGTAAGCGGTTACTACAATCGAACTCAATGACTTCCTTATTATCGGAATACACTGCACCACTAGCGACTTGCAACAACTTCGTTAGCATCGCTGCTGCACTAGGGGCGGATATCTCTTCCCCCGCTGCTCGTACTAAATGCTCTTGGATTAACCATTGGTAGTACTTTTCTTGCTGCTTGGTGAGGGGCACCTCACGCGTCGCGTACATCATATCCGGCAAATCTAAGCAATCTTCCTTCGAGAACCTAATCGCCGGTTGCAGCGCGCGAAACACTATATCGGTTGCATCGGGGCGTGGAACCCATTTGAATCTAGTAAGCTGGGTCATCACCTGACCACGGAACGACCCATAAAACTGTGGCACCCCAGAAGGATTGATAATGCGGGCCAGCCCGAAGGCATCGCTTGGTTCTTGGGACGCAGGAGTACCTGTCAACATCCATACCCATGTATGCGCCCGTATGATTCGGGCAAGCTGCTTCCAACGGGTTGTATGTACGTTCTTATAGCTATTTGCCTCATCTACAATGATGAGATCGAACTTCCCGTCGTCCAGCACGGTGTCCCCAATGATCCCAACACCGTCGTAGTTCACAATCACAAACTCTACATCGCTTGCAACGATCTGTCGTCGAGTGTCCGCCTTGGCGTTATGCGCTATCTCACAGGTGCGGTGCATGGCGAACTTGAAGATGTCGGCCTGCCATGCGGAACCCATGATAGAGACAGGGCATATGATGAGCACTCGTTGGATTTTGCGTTGTGTCATCAAGTAGTCCGCAGCCCAAATGCAGCTTGCGGTCTTGCCTGTTCCTTGTGCGTTAAAACAAAACGCTCGTCGATGCAGCGTAAGAAATTCGGCTGTCGTTACTTGGTGCGCGAACGGTTTGTGCAACCCGGGCCAACTGTATGCTTTGCGGATGGGGGATGGCACGTTCTTGATCTTCATGTTCTTGAGGACTTGTGCTTCTTCCAACCCCCACCGTACAACTACTTCGTGCGCGCCAACTTGGGTACTTGTCGGGATAACGGTTGTTATTTTCGATGGGTCGCGCACGCGTAACCGTAGTGCTTTGTTCTCTAATATTTGCATGACTTACGCCGATACTGAACGGAGCGAAGTGCCGTTTTGCACCTCGCTCGTGTATAAAGTATTACCTTATTCTCAACCTGCAATACGCAGGGGCCAACTACTTCTTTGGTGCGTTCCGCTTGACGGTATGATCTGAGTTACGACTAAATGAACGATTACTACTTGGACTACGCAGGCGGAGATTACTCGCGCCGTTCGTACCACCCTTAGACAAGGGAATACTATGATCAATATCTTTGCCGGTTCTGTCAATGCCTTTTGCATCTAGGAGACGCCTAGCTGCGGCTCGTTTCGCCCGGGCTGGGTTTTCGTCCCGGGCTTGCTGTTGCTGGTACTCTTTTTTGTATGGTCGGGGTTTGTTAACGTAAGGCATTATGGTTCTCGTCCATTGTGTTTACAGTTCAGTACCGGGCACCATGCGCGGCACGTAAAATTCTGCTGCGGATTCCACACGTTGTTCTTATACGCTGCCTCCAACCGTGCGGTTTCCTCCAACCACTTAGCCCACCGCGCCTCGGACTCTTCTCGGGCGTAATCTGCCTTAACCAACGCGGAATGGACAACAAACAAAAGCGCCGCTTTGACCCGCTGCACTTGTGGGTAGTGCTTGAAGACGGCGAGAGACAGGAGTTCCAACTGCTTTGTGTCTGCATACTGGCTCTTTCCAGTTTTGTAGTCCAGTACCTTTGCGGTATCCCCATCTACTACCAACAAGTCAGCGATTCCGCGCCACCACACCTGCGGGGCTCCGAAGTTGCACGGCTCTAGGTCTTTAGTTAGCCCAAGCCGCTGCTCGCACATAATTTCCCCGGGCATCCCCCGCAATTTATCCAAGGAGGCTTGCATGTAGGACAGCGAAGGGGGTAGGGGGGTGCCGTCGCGCACATAATCTTCTGCGGCTTTATGTACTTCAAGCCCGTACCGAATCTGCGGCGACGGCGGGTCGTACGCGTCTTTAGCAACCCGAAGATGGTAGTACTTTTTCGGGCACTGTTGAAAAAGGTTCAGGCTGCTATAAGACCACTTGACCATTAGCACTCCCCGTAACTTCGCCCCATCCCCGACTCACAATTCAGAGGGAGCCCGTCGGCCCAGCTAGGCGTCCAACGCATACATTCTTCGACATACGCACGAGCCTCAACAGCTTCTGCCTCCGGAGCAATACATGCAATCGCGTCATGCACAGTAAGAACCACCCGATACCGTTTTGCGATCCTAAGTAACTGTTCCCCGATGATCACTCGGGCAAGATGCTGCGTGAGATTTTCCGTGAATTTGCCGCCCCATATACCAGTAATACCGGTACGGGAAGTATACACGATTGTTGCATCGCCGTTTGCCTTTCGGGACCGACGTAGTTCGTGATAGCGCAACGGTATGCCATTGGGTGATACAACCCCGCCTAAAAACCCATTGACCTGCACTACCCCTTCTCGCCCATAAGGCGCGGACCGCCCGTCGATTAGGGCAGCTAGTGCCCGGTCGCCTTGCGCCCAGAGGGCCGGAATCGCGGGGTAGGTGCGCCGGTAGGTATCAATAATGTGCTTTGCCTCATCGTACGTCATCTCGACGTTCGCCACCTGCATGAACAACTGGAACTTCCGTGCCCCCATACCATACCCGCTACCAAGAACGGTAGACTTTCCTATGAACCGTTCCGGCCCAGTAATATCCGCGATGGGTTTGCGGTAGATCGCAGACGCCATGATTTTGTACACATCCCGACCGGTACGGAATGCATCGACGAGATCTTGCTGCCCCGCCATCCAAGCAAGCACGCGAGCTTCGATCTGAGAGGAGTCACAATCAATCATGACGTAACCGGGAGGGGCAAGAATAGCCCGCTTTAGTGCACCCGCGTCAGCCCCTCGACTTGGGAGGTTTTGCAGGTTTATTAGATCCCACCCGCCCCAACGCGCGGTATGCGCCGCGTAATACTTTAGGGGGATAGGTAGGTTCCCTCGCTGCGCAATGGACATAAACCGCTGGGTGCGTGTTTCCTCCAAGGTAGACTTGATCCCCAACCGGGCGGCAACGATCGCTTGGACTTCTGGGTTTGGGTGCTCCAATAGCTCCTTCATCCCGTCATCCGTCTTCGCGAACGCATACGTCGTCTTACCCGTTGTGGGGCTTATCTTAGTCGGAGGAATAACCCCATAGGCCCGCAACGTATCCGCAAACTTGGGGTTACTCATAATGTGCTTCTTAACTGCTTCGGGGTCGCCTCCGATCTTGGCAAGTAACTCCTTCTTGCGCTCTTGCACTTCGACGAGGTGCTTCTCCAACGCGAACGCATCCAACCTCAATACCGGCTCGGTATACATCCTGAGCGTTTGGTCGATCAACTTAAGCTCAGTTTTCGGATAAGCGTCGAGCAAGATCTGGAACAACTTATACGTCAACCGCGTGTCGTTGCGACAATACTCTCCGTACTGCATGAGATCGTACGAAGAAAAATCTAGTCGCCGCTTCCCTCGCGCGTTGACTACCTCGGTGCCCTTCGCCCCCAAGTTGTAGTACTCCGCGAGTTTTGCGAGACTGTGGCTCATGGTAGCCCCGTGGATTGCACGGGCCATGCTTAGCGTATCCGCAATGGCTCTAGGCTTAATGCCAAATATCCAACTCAAGATCGCCATATCGAAGGCAGCGTTATGCGCGACCGCCATCGATTCATCCCACGGAAACTTTTGTAGCCAGTTCTTTACTGCCGCATGATCCCCGGAAAACCACTCCGGCTCTCCTGCATCCATTTGAACCGCAACCCCGATGACTTCAAACGCGTCACTACGTATGTACTGCTCTGTGGTTAACTTAGATAAGGAATACTCCGGGTCATAATAAGTCTCAAAGTCTACTGTTAGTAAGCGCATCGTGTAACTTTCGTTTTGTCTCGTCGTCGAACGAGTTGTAGATTGACCGATACATGTTTCTAGCCCTCTCCGAGCGCACCGCTAAATCGTAAGCCATAGTTTTCGAAGTAGGGGGTAGCTGATAGTGTAGGGCAACAGCGTCAAACTCATACATCCTCGGATTCGGGCGTCGATACATAGCTCCTCCGTTTGGTTATAGTCTGCCATGCCCCCTCAAGGGTACATTTTTTCCCGCGCCATTGTCTGTAGTACTCCTTCCGAGGGATCGCCGTCGGCTTAGGCACATCATCCCCTGCCCCCCACTGGTACACACGCGAAGTCGTGCGGTTGTTGGGGCTGCGCAGGTACTCGATGATATGCACACATTTCGCTGCGTGAAGCTCTGCTGTCCATCGATTAGCACTACCGTAAGACACCTTGGCAAACTTAGCTAGCTGTACAACGGTGAACTTCATAGTCATCATCCGGTATGTCATCTTTGCTAACATCGCATAGGAATACCGCGTGCCGCTGCGTGGAGACTTTTTGAGATTGTCCAGACTATTCTGATGCTGCTTCCTCATATAAGCGCCTCTTCAACGTCACTGTTCATTAGCTTTAGCAACTCTGATCCTCGGACTCTAGTAAAAGGCCAATCTGGGTATGGATCTTTGTGAGTCCATCGAGCGTTGATGTTAGCTGTACTTGCTTCTTTAGATACCCTCGGTACTCTTCTTCCGGTATCTCCCACGTGTTCCACCGTGCTTTGCACTCTAGGCACTCTCTGCGTCTCCATGTTGCTTGATTGTCCTCGTTCGACTCCGCTGGTCGGGAGTCAATCACTTTACTGCGTAAGTGGTCACACTCATTCATCTACGCCCTCGGTTTATCTTTTGTAGCGTCAGCCATACCTTGCTAAGCGGGTCATCTGGCAAGGCTGTCCACGGTTTGCGGCACGGGCGCTCCACGTGGGAGCACCCGTCTTGATCTACACCTTGCTTGCCACATAATGTTACTGTCTACATTTCTGGTTCACTCTGCATCAATGTTACTTTGGTTTATGGCGCTCCTCCCAACTCGTGGTCGAAGGGTACGCGGAAGCCCGCTGCGTTTGCATGGCCCCCGCCGCCATACTGCTTGGCAACGTCACTCACATCTACTGCTCCAACCCCGCGCAATGAATATACCCGATACGCGGGCGCATCCCAGTAGGTAGCAGCAAAAAATTCTCCGGTGCTCGCCATGAGGTTCCCTGCATCAGACGCAAACATATATGGCATATTTGCTACAGGCACATTGTAGCCACCAATGATACGCCGATGCTTCGTCTGTCTTAACATCTCCAACATCTCTTTGTGATGTACCCGCTCAATCGCGCGCCCCTCTGCAATCAACGTGTTCACGTCGACCTTCATCAGTTCATCCCACACATCAAAGTCGTAGGGGTGGCTAAAGAGGTTGCTCTGTATCTCCCGCGTATAGGGTAGTGCAAAGCGCCACAGATCCCGATCCTCAATATGATGCAGCAAGCGCGGGGCATCTTCGACCTTGCCACGCAGGTAGATCCACGCGAGCATCGCGCCCGAGTGATCGAGATCAGAGAACGACCGCAACGCCCCACAGGATACCAACGGGGCGAGATCTTCGATAGCAGTTTTGTGATGGTCAATCAGTATGACTTTATCTGCTACGTTGATCATCCTTTCTACAACATCCCGCTTGTAGCTGAAGTCCACGAGGAAAACTTTTCTCCCGGTTACATCAGGCGGCGGGTCGCTGTACACACCAGCATGGAAGTCTATGTCCCCGCCGTAATGCTTCTTGAATACCCAAGCTGCGCCAAACCCGTCTGCGCAGTTTCCATGATAGATACAAATCGGCTTCATTACCCCTCCTGCTTCTTAATAAATTTCCGGTACGCTTCCCACGTCTTACGCACATCGGTACCTGCTGCGGGAGTCGGCCTGAACGACGTGCTTTCAAGGATGTAAATCCCCCGCCACCGCAGATACTCAACTGCCTTAGCTTTTGCCTGCTCCATTGCTTCTGTCATTTCACAGTCTTCCAATCATGTTGTTTAAGCCACCCATTCGCAAATGCCCTTGCCGATAGCGCCCCAGCGGTATTTTTTTTAGCAGCGTATCGACCCCCCTCCTGCCGTGCGTTAAGTTCTCGCTGTATCCCTGTATTGACGCAGTGTTTTGTCTTACCCCACAACTTTATCGCCCGCGCGTCATCTGCTCCGTCCCATAACGCCTCGGATACCGGCGAAAAATACTTTGCCAACCAAACCCGTGCGTCTATTTTTAGCGTGATGTCACCTCCACTCTCTAACTTCTTTAGCTCTTCAAACGTTGCATACAAATCCTTACCGTTGTACTTCTGATAAGTAGCAATAGCGGCTGACATTTTCTTGGCTTTCCTCCATGCGGAAAGAACGCAGGTCATCCAAATATACTCGTCAGCATCCATCATGCCCCCAGTAGCAGCGCAGCGAGCCCAAGGATGGCTACCCCTACGACCAAGACTTCAACATCAACGCCAAACGAAGTCACGCGGCTCAGTGACTGCTTTAATTTTGTCGCAAACATCACACACCCCCTCATGATAAGTTGCTACGTGATCCATCGGCTGTTTGCCCCCGTACATATGGGCGCATTCCATGCAGATCCACCCCATGTCATTGACGTTGAGCCGTGCCTTATATGTTGCTCCGTAGATCATTCCTGCTCCTGTTCCTTAAGATGTCTAAGCCCCTCAGATAGCCATTTGCGGGACTTACTGCCACTGTGATCAATGTACAGCGCCGCTTCCTCAAGCACAGCATTGCGAGTCGCTTGTACGAACTTCTCAAGTGCTGCGGGGGTAAACCCATAGTAATACTCACGCCGCACTTCCTCGTCGTCGCATGCCGTAACGGCGACGAGATCGGATTTTCCCCCGCACTGGAACACCCGTTCGAAGTCTTCACGCTTCATCGTCGTCCTCTTCTTGCAATACTTCGATCAGCTTCTCCATATAGTGCGCTGCCTTGCGGGCTTCCTGCAACTGCGCATCCTTACTGCCCATCCGCATCAGGTACTTGCAGGCATTGCCTCGATAGAACCCGATCTGCTGCTCAAGGGGCCACGTAGCAATTACATCCCATGGCTCGACAGCCATATTCGTGTAGTGGTCACCCCCTACTTGCCTATCATTCGCTGCCATTACTTCCTCTCTGTGATTTTAATTAAGGCATCTTCAAGTATTTTGACGTTGCTTTCGTTAATAACGAAGGCATACCCCCCTGCTGTAGCTATCCGCTCTAACTCTCGTATCTGCAATGCTGTCGGTTTATTCGTACCAGCTTTACATTCGATTGCCAAGAAGTACCCGTCGTGGCACCCGATAATGTCGGGCACTCCGGAGCGTCCATACCCCGCCATATTTGGCGAGAAGTGATATACGCCGTGGGTATCTAGTAACCGCTTAACCTGCGCTTTGACCTTTCCTTCCGGTGTAGTAGCCATGTGCCCCTCAATTGTCGCCAGTTCTTGGGTGTGTGACATATCACACACCCCAATGCCCTATCGCTTACCACTCAAACCGACTCAGGATTGCATCGACGCTGGCCTTGATTTCTTTACGCGCGCTCTCGTCCTTGCGTAGATCTTTGGCGTCCAGACCGACCAACGTGCCCTCAAGATGCTTGCGGGCGATCTCCAACGCAGGATCATTCATTACGTTAAGCCGGGTCAACAATCCACACAAGTCGACCGCATTAGTAAGCAACGAATCCCTGAAGATCTTGCGCTTACCTTCGTCTCCGTCAGTCAGTCGGTCACTCATGTGAGTGAGGCAGGAGTGCAACCTACCCCATAGGTCTTTCGTGACGGTACCGAGACGATCATTGTACGCTCGCTGGTACTGCTGCTCCAACTCACGGCGCACGTCATCATCAGCTTGCACCCGCCAGTCCTGCGTGCCCGGTACGGGGGAGAACGTATAACCCATGTGGAACTTATGTTGGATCTGATCCGCGACCGGATACTCACTGCGGTCGAACAACGCGCCCATCTGGAAGGCTTGCGCTGCGATGAGCGTGGGGTACTTGTCGCAGAAGTTTTTCACTGCGTCGTTGAACTTCGCCTCCCACTCGACCAACCCTTGCTTGTACGCAAGAAAGTTAGGCAACGGAAGCAACCGCTCACCTCCATCAGACCACGGCAGCGTCTGCCGTTGGTTCCACATGCGGATTGCCTTGGACACAGCAATGACGCTTTCCAACTCGACGACCCCGGCGAAGAGGTTTTTGTTGTAGTTACCCGCACGAGTGCGAGTGCTCTTCGCTACGTCGATCTCTTCGGATACCTGCCGATCCAGCTTGCGACCAGACCATACCGACAACGTGATGTTCACCAACATGCTGTTATCAACGATACTCATTGCGATACTCCTTGAACGTAAATTGACTAGGACTTAGCTTCTTGCGACTGTTCTGCTGCGTACAATATCTTACCTAGGGCATAGGTTTCTTCCGACAAGACACGTAGTCTAAGCGAATTGTCGTCGATGTCCATGGGCTTTACCCTTGGTTCTTGCTTCCTGCTCTCGCTGTTCCATGCTACATCATACAACTCTACCCCATTAGAAAGCGCTTTGAACAACTCCATTGCTGCGTCTGCGTCAAGGATGAAGTTATGATACCCCAATGATAGGATCATCTTCATCGGTTTTGCTACCTTCCCCATCTCACACCTCCAAATGAATTGTTTGCCCGTTACCTGCGATTATGTTCTTTGTTGTGATGCACCATAACACGGGGCACGGCCATGCCCCGCCCCACTCGCCCCCTACGTGCCCATCGGTTAGCATGATGGCGCAGTCCGGTCGCAAGCTAGTCTCACGCATGTGACGTGTCACACACTCCGGAGATGTCCCTCCACCCCCCTTGGGCTTGGTTGACTGCGCGAGCATGTCGTACTGCCCTTCGGAGTATTTCTCATGCGCTGCAACACGGGTATCCCAATACAATAGATCGACGACTTCGGGTTGGACTGTCGTAGCGATGGACGCTACCTCTGCTAGGAATGCCACCAGCATCGCCCCGTCCACAGATCCGGACGTATCCACCCCAACCAGCACCCGACCAGCCCGTTCGTTAAAGTGCGACGGAAGATAGATGCCGTTATGTAGATGCCTGCGGTTAGGCCGACGCCATGAGGACAAGTCCTTGCCTGCACAGATGGACATTACGAAGTCCCGCAACACTTCACGCCAGTTGATCTTCGGCGCGAGCAAGTCTCTTACAGCCCGATCTAAACCACTCTCCTCCTTACCCGCCAAGATAGAGCCCTGCTGCAACGCCTCAGTTACTTTATCTGCTAACGCCTCCTTCTCCTGCTCCGTGAGTTGCCTTGCCTTTCCCCAATCGTGGTGGTCGAACCCCTCACACCCGCCCCCATCGTTGCCATCCTCCTTCAGCTTGCGATATACCTCACCTGCATCCATGCCTTGATACTGCAAGTCAAACGCCCCCATCGGCGGCATCTGGATGAAGTTATCCCCGTCGTCCGATAGGACAAGTAGGAGGTTAATAACGTGGTCGCATGCAAGGTTGGCAAGCTGCGGGTTCTCTTTCCACATCCACTGCCGCGTTGTCAGATGAAGCAACGCTTTGTGCATGTTCTCGTGCAGAATAAGAAAGCGCAACTGCGCATCACTCAACCCGGCTACGAACTTCTTGCCGTAGGTGACATTTAGCCCATCGGTACACGCGGTTGGGTAGTCGTCATCCAAGGATACCTCCCCCATCATGATGACCCCACCCAGACTGCGGTACTTGGGGTGTGAAAGCAACGCAAGCGTTGCCTTCTGTATCGTTTGCTCGATTGTCAGATCCATATCACACCATCCAGTGATTGTCGGTAGCCCACTTCACAAAGGCACGACTGCTCAGTGCCGCTGAACGAGCGGGAGATTTAAGAACATTCAATGCAAACACCCCCTGATATTCCTTCGGGAGTCGCTCACAGTACGTCATCCACGGAGTCATGGTTTTCTGCGATACAAGAGAAATGGCGCTGAAAACCGAGACGAAGTTAGCCGCGAAGTCGGTGTGCCCCGGCACCTGTGCCGTGTCAGGCGAAGCAACAATAGCTTCCCACGAGGGTAGCCGGTCGTAAGTCTCCGCGAAGGTCATGATGTCGTTCGCTGCGGATACACCTACACAACCTGCAAGAGCTACGCGCGCTGCATTCGGGGTAAGGTTTGTGCGTTGGTGCATGATGAAGCTCGACTTGTGCAGGCTACGTGGGGTGACGCACGCGGCTATTGGTTTATTCGGATAGTTGATGTAGGGGTTACCATCACCATCCTTGTACGATGCAAGGCAACGCGGGAACCGCTTGACCCATGCAATAATGACTGGGTGGATGCCGTTATCCATAGCCCACACGATCCACTCTTCGGCATTAGGCTTTCGAATCTCACACACAGAGCCACGATTGCGGAACTGACTTTGCACATGATCCCCCAACCCCTCGGCTGCTAGGTTTGACGTAGCAAACACCCGACTACCTGCGGGTAACGCATACTCCCCGATCCGCTTCTCGTGAAACAACCGCATGAATGAATTCTGCGTCATGCGGGGTGCCTTGCCGATCTCGTCGATCATGAACAGCACGGGCTTATGCTCATGGATGTTCAACAAGAAGTTAGGTGCAAACCGGGTCACCTTGATGCCGTTGATGTCCTCAACGAACGGCACCCCAACAAGATCCGACGTATCGAACGTCGGTGCGTCTGCGTACATACACTGATACCCGGGCATGCGCTTGCCCAACTCATAGAGCATATGCGACTTACCTATACCCATCTCGCCAAGAAAAAGATACGACACATCATCCCCGGTGTACTGCACAAGATCGGTTGCTTCTGCCAAAGATACAACGTGGGTGGGTTTGATATCACTCATGCTATCACTCCTTTACTTACAGGTTGGTGGGAAATACTTAGTTACAACACGTATCCACAAGTCGACTTCGGCAAGGGCGTAGCTCTTGCTCTTGCCGTTGCCGTTGCCGTAGCCGTTGCCGTTGCCGTTGCCGTTGCCGTAGCCGTTGCCGTTGCCGTAGCCGTAGCCGTAGCCGTAGCCGTAGCCGTAGCCGTCGCCGTCGCCGTCGCTGTAGCCGTCGCCGTTGCCGTTGCTGTTGCCGTAGCCGTTGCCGTTGCCGTTGCCGTTGCCGTTGCCGTTGCCGTTGCCGTAGCCGTTTACTTGATGGATCACGACGCTCCCTCGTACTTAGTTACAACACGTATCCACAAGTCGACTTCGGCAAGGGCGTAGCTC